CCTGTCTTGTCAAACTTATAGAATGATGTGCCCACTGTTGTATCGTAGGTCGGAGCAGGAAGAGCAGATGCAGGAGCGTTGTCGAGCATATCGATGTTCGTAGGAATACCCTTGAACGTAACTGTATACTCACCATCCTGATTGATCAGGGTTTCAATCCCATTGAATTCAGATGCGAATTGTGGTCCATTGTCAATGTCTATGACTGACGTGCGTGCTGGATGTGTGAGGCATCCTAGGATGATGCCGTCTCGTGCTTGTCCATTTAATAGGGCAATAAGAACGACGTCACCAGCCTTAGCTGCGAAGTTAGAAGTAGGATCTGGTTTGTCATCGAACTTGTAGCCATGCATGACGGTATCTTCGTAGTTGAAGACGCCACCAAATTTACGCATTAGGCGACAGTTGAGTTCAATACCATCGTTAGCATCGCGAAGCTCAGCTAGATAGCGCAGATCGCCTGTATTCCCATCGCGATACACCTTCTTGATGATCCCGATACGAATAGAATTGTCTTTTCTGCTGAATGCAGAGAAGTCACTAGAGTTCTGCCAAATACTACTATCCTTAACAATTCCAAATGAATCCATTATGTGCCTGCCAGCTTAGTTCCATCTGGATCCGAAGAGTCCGATGAACTAATAACGTTCTGCGTGTTTGTTTCACGATGGCCCTGAGTTACACCATCAGCAAGCTTATCGAGTGGTCCGTCGCCAAGAGCAACGTTATCGCCGTCGACGATAATTCCACGAACGAATTGAATAGTAGTAGTGTAAGAGCGAGCGCCATCTCCGCCAACTGTGAAGTTGTGGGAAACGCTCTCAACCTGAGCAAGAACATACCAGTCATCATTGCTGGCATCGTCAGCGATGTCAACAGTGAGGTTGGGTGTAACACTTAATAACTCAGTTGGAACACGAATGTTATCGCCTACAGCAATATAGTCAGTGGTTCCATACATCACCATGGTGCCATTCAGCATGCGGTGAGTATTGAAGTACCATTCACGAAGAAGAAGAACCCACTTTTGAAGCTGGTCCCAATCCACGTTGATATCTGTAGTGTTTCCGCCTGCTTTATTAGTAGCTGACGGGAATTGCTTAGTCTCAAGGATCAGAGGGCGGAAACCTTCTCGCTCAAATGCTTGTGCGTCGAAAGCTTGGCTCTTCTGCTTGTACCAGTTAGCGATAACGTTAAAATCTTGGAAGTTAGGTTTAACCTCAATGAAGTTAAATTTATCGCGCCAGTTTGTTCCTGCGTTAATACTCATTACTGTAACAGGATCAATGTCGTGTAACTTGACATACTGGAAGTAGCTGAGTGGACCATCGCCCGCTCCGCCCTCTGAGTCAAAACCTCGGAAAGAAAATGGCTTAATCCGATTGTAGATAGTGAGCTGAAGCGAGTTATTACTCGGATCATCTCCGCCAACCCATGCCATCTCAGGATACATCTCGTTTAAAACTGGATTGCTATTGTCCATTAACACTTGCCAGAAAGTATGTTGTCCTTGTAGTGTGAAAGGATCAATATATCCCTTAGCTTCATTAGTCGGAAGATAAGTATCGTTGTCAATTAGCTTACCACTAGTCAGAGTGAGGTTGTCGTTAATCTTAACGCTGTCAGATGGGTCACCATCTGAATCAACGAAGTTAAAGTACTGGACCATCTCCTTAGGCATATTAAAACTATATAAAGAGGCAGCCAGACGATTGATATCGACTCCTGCCTTCATTAACCCGCCAGCTGACTTGCCGAACAGGCCGATTAGAGCTGTGAGATTTTCATCCACGTTAAAGCTCTTTGGTGTTCCGTCATTTCCGAACAACAGGTTACGGAGTGCGACAGCAATAGCATTACCCTGAGACTTAGGGTCATCAGAAGAAGCAATCAAGTTGTCGACGTAAAGGATATTATTAAAGATATGGCACCAGTCAACACCGGCGACATAGAAACGTGTTTGACGCGCCCCATCATCTCCGACGGTTACTTCAGTGCGGACCGACTCAATCTTGCCGATCATTTTTACCTGGCTCTTATTTGCCGATTTCAAATCGTCCTGTGTAATAGGATCATTAGACATGAGGATGGCAAGCCAGCTTCCTGCAGTGAGCGTACTCACCCAGTCTTTAGTAGGCGCAAGAACAATCTGAAACGATCCCTCTGGTTGGCCTTTAGATTTAGAAGTGGAAATAGAAATGCAAGAGAGTGTACTAATAATAGTCGGCTCTACACCAGTAAGGTCATCGACTCCAGAACTCTCTGGTGAACTAGTCATTCCTTCTGTGCCGATACGATCAATGTAGTTCCAAACTAGAACTGCGGCATGTGGTGTCTTGATTGCATAATTGCTGGCCATAAGCTTATTTTACCTTCTCCACTTAGCGGCCTTTTTTCTTATCTAAGATTCCACTAGATGAACTAGTAACTTTATCCATGGTCTTCTTTGCGCGATCAGAAGTAGAGTCTTTTCCAAGACCTGCTTTTTCCATGATCCCGGCAAAGCGGTCAACGGCAACATCAAACTTAGTAGCAGCGCTTCCGAATGTAGCAGCAGAGTCACCGGCAGCAGTTGAGAACTTGCCTTCTGCTCCAGATGCACCCATCTTTTCAAAGTTACCACTTAATTCAGCGAGAGTCTTTAGTGCAGCAGCAGTTCCACCTAAGCTCTTAGTAGCTTGCAATGCAGCCTGCAATGCAGCCTCTGACAACTGCTTAAATCCTGAAGTACGAAGATCGTCAAGGGTCTTGAGTGTACCAGATCCGCCTTCGTCCTTCATTGCATCAGAAGCTTTACCAACGGAGTTAGTATCGCTCTTACCTACAACACCAGCAGCCGAACGTAAGTACTCATCCAATCCAACCTTCTGTAAGCCAGCAGCTTCAGCTGAAGATTGAAGGAATTGTTTCTGTGAGTTAGACTCGTATTTACCAGTCTTCTGTGCAGCGATTAAGCGCTCAACAGTAGAAGGATCATTAGCAACTTCTCTTGCGAACTTATCAGCATATTGAGAAGCACCAGTAGCGATACCAGTTCCACCTTGAGTCAAGTTAGTCATAACACGAGCTGTACTCAACTGAGAAACTAAGCGAGCCGCATCGTCTCCACCTTTAACATTGATACCGCGCATGCGAAGACCTTCAGCAACTTTTGACTTATCAGTCTCGTCGCGCATACCACGAAGGTCAGTATCAGAGAAGCCCTGAGCAATGATCGATTGAGTTCCTGATAAACCAGTCATCTTGTTGATACGGGCTGTAGCTGCCATAGCAGCAAAGTTAACACCTTGGTCAGTACCATTTCTGTTAACTACATCTTGAACTTGCATAGAGCGGTTGACAGCGTATTCCTGGTTAGGATCGCTCTTGTTTATGCCGGCAGTTGATATAGCAGCAGCTGCACCAGTTGTGTCAATACCCATAGCTCTAGCAGAACCGCTGGCAACCAATGCACCAGTGTTTTCTGCAACCATGGTTAATGCTTTAGAAGAATCTAAGCTCTTGCTGAATGCCGATTCGAGAACAGAGGATAATCCAGCTTGCGGATTGTTAGATCCTGCACCAGCCAAAGAAGCCATCCGCTGCATGTTCTCAGCCATCGATCCGTTACCAGAGCGTTCTAGATTACGAGCTGCAAATACTTGTGAAGTCTGGAATTGACTTCCCATAGATGAAACGCCAGACGCAGACATCTGAGCCATTTGCTCAGGAGACATACGGGCACCGACCATGTTCTGCATGCTCTTATCGGACATGCTGTTCTGAAGGAATGCTTCACCGCGTCCGCCCATGCCTTGAGCCGCAACGCCCATGCCTACACCGAAGTCACGGAACCCTTGAAGCTGTTCGGCTTGTACTTTAAGTACTGCACGACGAGCTTCCATCTGAGCTTGTGTTCCTTGGATCTGAGCTTGTCCAGCAGAGACGCCACGGTACATATCCATGCCAGTAGTAGCAACACCTGCAACGCCTTGAACGACGTTTTGTGCTCCACCAAGCATAGCTTGAGTATTTGAAGTTGATGCGCCCGAAGCATAAGCTAATGGGTTAGCTTTCTGTGCTCCGGCTTCTGCCATCTGGAATCCACCAGCAACACCTGTTGCAGCAGATCCTGCAAGGAAAGCAGTGTTAGCTACGTTAGTCGCTGTATGAAGTTCGCTACCGAACTGTTCGGCTTTACCGTACTGGCCAAGCAGCATCTGAGACATTACATCTCCGCCACGACCAGACTTGTACATATCGTACTTGTTATTTTCAATGTTAGAGAAGCCTTGAACGTTTCCAACTTGACCTAAGCGTTGATTAACGCCAATCTGTTGAATAGCAGAGCCTGCAGCATTGAACATACCACCAGCTGCTTGCGCATACTGAGCGTACTGTCCGTAGTTATTGCCGCCGCCAGCACCTTGTGCTTGTTTCAGCTTCTCAAAGTTCTGAGCAGACTCTTCAGCTTGCTTACGAAGTGAAGAGAGTGCTTCAATATTGTCTTGGCCAGTCTTAGCCATCTGTTCGAAGATCTTAGAAAGCTTTTCGGCTTCAGCTCCAAGAGCAGAACCAATATCTTTGTTAGCAACCTTCTCTTGTCTACCATCACGACTTACATTGACTCCACCAGAAGCAATTTCACTGCCGAGCGCCTTAGCACTCATCATGTCTTGTGCAGCTTTTCCTGTGGCAGTTAAATTCTCGTATTTAGACAGAGGATCATTGCCAGACTGACGCATTGCACGTTGTGCAACATCGATCGCTGCGATCTCTTGTGTCTTACTGAACGCGGTCTGAGCATTCTGACTGATGATTCTAGACTGGTTTCCACGTTTACCTTGTTCGCCGAATAATCCGCGAGCAGCGTAAGCACTCTGGTTACCTAATTCTTGAATCTGACCATTGATAGTATCTCTGCGTTGATTAAGGTCTTCATAAGAAGAACCCATCATCCCTAGAGAGCGTGATTGAACATCTCTGTCTTCGGCCATACGTTTTGCTTGCCCGTTAATTGTAGACTCAGCATAGCGACGACCAATAGCATTTACAACTTGTAAGTTAGCGCGATCAAGACGACTTCCGACAGATGACTCAATGCGAGTCTCTGCAGAGCGAAGAGTATTCGGAGCAGTCTTGGCGATGCGAGACATTGCTCCTGAGCCAGCGATAACATCTTCAGGAATATCTTGCAATAAGTTCAACTGCTCTTGAGCAGTTGCTGCGCGCATTCTCTCATGCTGTTCTGACTTTGGAGTGAAATAGGCGGTCTGTCCGATCTTTTCGATATCGGACAAGCCGAAACTATTCATCGGCTTATTGCCTGGTGTCTTGTTGTCCGCCATCTCTAATCCTCAAACGTTTCGTCTATGTCTTCTCCAAAAGACTGACCAAACTGAGCTTTCGCTTGGGCCATCTGCTCTTCCATCCACTTGATGTTGGCAGGATCTTTTGTTGGATCTGGAGTAGGCTGATTAGCCTTAGCTGCCTGTTCGCGCATTTCGGCTTCGCGTTCTTCACGCTCCATCCGCTCTGCCCAATCCATATCAGCTTTCTCTTTCTCAACTTCTATTTTAACATCATCTTGCTCAAGACGCTCTTGTTCAGCTTTATCTCGCTCAATGCGGTCATAGAACTCATAAATGAGCTCTTCTAGTGTGTATGAGAGTAGTACGGGATCTTTGAGGGGACGATTATAGAGCTTAGACCACCACGACTGAAGGAACAGTAATAACTGCTCCTCTGTATCTAGTGGTGATCTAGCATTAAACTGAGCTATTTTTCTTATGGATTCGAGGACGTTGGATTCTTCGGTTGTTCCGGGATCGCTTCCGTCTTCTTTTTTAAATCGGCTTTCCATTGTAGCTCCGCTTCTTCTAGCTTACGATATAAGGTTACAAGAGCGTCTTCGTCGTCAATTGTAGCGCCACCTTGTGACTGCTTCCACCACTCGGGGGCATCAACAATCTTAGCACGAAGATTAGCCAGGATAACTGCGAATCCAGCCAGGTCATCAGTTGGCGTTGCATAGTTTCCAAGAAGCCGCGTCTTCTCAAGAGAGAGCTGGTGCTTCTGGCCTACGTTAAGAAGACACAAGACAGTAAACTGCCCTTTGTATTCTTTACCAGTATCGAGACCGGTATGGTCGAATGAAAAAGTCTTTTCTTTACTTGGTAAGTCCATAATGCTCCTATAGCGTATAGAAGTCATTATACCTTAAGAACTGCAAGTTTATGCAGTAAGGGTAGGAACACCAGAAGTCGGATTAAACGGGATCTCGTCAAGGCGTGAAGGAACGTTAGGCAGAACAAACGCACTAGTCGTTTGCTGAGCTCCATTAACGTCGTCAGCTTGCTGAGGAACGCGCTCGTCTTGGAAGCCGATTGCTTTAAAACTGAGTGTAACATTGGCAAGTGAGTCAACACGAAGTTCTTCTGCTCTGCTAGTGATCATAGCCCGTGCAGTGAAGAATAAGAGTTGATCTGTTGCAGAGTCACGCACTTCAATAGTGATATACTGTTGGAACAGGAAGTTAAGAGCGTCTGGTTGCCAGAGCTGTACACCAACTCCTTGTCCAGGAATATGCAAAGCACTGATAGTACCTTCGACGCTGATACGCTGAGGAACTAGTTCTGCCGGCATGTAATCATCGATAGTCATGATCTCAGATACTGTAGTGTTGATTCTCCACGATACGCCGAATGCGAAACCGCATGGCTTTCCGTTGATCTTCAGAACAGTACGAGCACCTGAAGCGTATTTAGCTGTCTGCTTTGTAGAAATGATCCCAGAGATATTCTGTGCTAGATTATCTGCGAGTCCTTGTACTAAGCCTGGTTGGTTATTAAAACCTGACATCTAAACCTCAAGTATTTTGTTGACCAGTACCTGAGAAGTTAGCTACGAAGCTATCTTCGTCTGCGTACAGAGCAACAAAGTTAAAACGCTGAATCGCTGCGCCTTTTTTAGTTATACTAAAGTCAGCTTGAGTGATTCTGCAAGAACGAAGATTGGCCACACCAATGATGTTTCCAGTCTGTGTTGAATCGCCGGTAATTGCATTAAGAACATTAGTGACATCATTACCGAGCTGTTGATCAGTTGAAGAGCTGTTTTGAGGAGCTGGAATCTTCTGATAAACTTGAATGTCAAAAGTAGTACCGTTTTGAAGCTTGCTTGGGTCCATGTTCTCGTTTGGACGACCATCATTTCCTACGCCGTTAGCAGCGAGGAAGCTTCCAAGTCCGCCGCCCCAAGCTGCGCCCCAGTTACCAATACCGTTACCAGCATCGTTAGGAGTGATCAAGCCAGGAGCTACTGCACCAATGTTCGAGTGAGCATCTTTAGCGTAGCGAATTACTGTGAAGGAGCCAGTCACAGAGTAACCGAGAGGCTCGACTGACGAGCCTTCGTACATCCCAAGAATTTTGGGTGTTTGAGTGAGAATAGATACAGAGTAAGAGAGATCAGTACAGAAGGCCATAGTCTTGCCGTTCAAGACAACCTTTGCGTTAGCACCTGTAATGAAGAATGGGCGAACTGCGGCCATCCGTACTGCTCCTTAAAATTACGACAAGTCTGTATCGCCAGAGTTCGACGCTTCGAAGCTGTCGTCACTAGCAAGAATTCCAACGAACGAAAGACGATCAACCAAGATACCGCGTTTGTTCAACGCTGCGCTCTTACGGTTGAAACGGCAGTCAGCGATCGTGATGAACTGAACAGCATCAGTAACCTGAGCAGTTCCGCCACCAGCCGTTGCGCCAGTCTGTGTTTTTTGGAATACGGCGAGGTCCCATGTTTGCGAAAGCAAAATGTTACCTGGGTTAATTTCAAAACTGCCGTTTCCGCCAGTAGTGTAGTTAACTTCACCAAGACCGTTACCAGTCGAGTTCGTTCCGGGCATACCGTTTTGGTTTGCGATAGCGGTATAACGAACAACGCTTAACTCTCCTGCAACAGAGTAGTTAACCGGTTCGTTCGACACTGCTTCGTAACGACCCATAGTTTCGATCGGAATGGTGTCTACCGATACTTGATAAGAGACATCCGAAGCATAAGCAAACGTCTTACCGCCTACTTTAATCTTCGCATTCGCACCTGTGATAAATGAGGGCATCTTTGCTGCCATACTTTTTCCTTTTGGTCTTGTGGTTGACCAGTACCATCCATTTTTTGAGGCTGCACTATGCAACCCATGAGAATACTATACACCAAACTAAGTTAAGAAAAGAAAAAGGCCCAGTGTTTCCACCGGGCCTTCTAGATACTAACTCAGAGTCTTGATTATGTTGACGAACTAGCTCTTTGCAGAGTGATGTTAGCCAAGATAAAGTCGATACCTTCAACAAGCTTAACAGTTACCGATACATTGATCGTGTTTCCGTTGATCTGAACTACAAGGGCTTTGTAGCCGTTTTTCGCGTCAGAAGTAGAAACCGTGATTCCTTGTGCCAGGTAAGTAGCCAAGATAGCTGCGCAAGTCGATTGAACTTCGACAGCGTTCACAGTGTTCTTCAGACCAATGTAGATGTTCTCTAATTGGTTACGGAAGTCATAAGCAAGGACATCGGAAGCGTAGAGAACGTGGGCACGGTTGTATACCCAGTTTCCATCTTTACCGTAGGTCGTGTTATCGACAACGAGGCGGAATCCACCAGTTTGTGGTGCTTCCCAGAACGTAACGCCATTTTGGATAGCGTCATCGTATGCGACATCTGGATCGAAGTCGATAACAATGTTCTGCTCAGCAGTCGAGAGCAATTGACCAGTCTGGCGGATACCAGACATGTTGAAATATTTGAATGTCATCGGGTTACCGACAGGCGAACCGCCGCGAGCACCAGCGAGCAAACAAGCTCCAGCCCAAGGTTGGAACCACTGGATGTTACCAGCAGAATCAGCTTGACGGATATCTTGGATGACCATCTGTTGACGTGCGTCAGCAGTAGTAGCGATCTCAGATTTACAGTTTGCGTACGTGTCCTTCATCGACAAGTAACCTTGACGCTCAGACTTTTTCTTAGTAGTCGCCATCAACGAGCAGTGAGTTTTCACAGCTTGGTGAACAGCAGCAATAGTGTAAGTCGAAGACGGGTCAGTAACTTCATCAAGGATGTCTTGTGAAGCATCACGCGAGAACAAAGGAACAACCGCGTTAACGCGGAATTTCTCAAACTTGCTCAATGCGTTAACGATGTCAGCAGAAGCAGTTGCTCCAAGAACTCCACCAGTGAGGTAGAGAGCGTTTGGAACGCCTTGTTGATCTGGAAGACCAACAGTTTTTACTGCAGTTTGCGAAGCAGAAACCGAAGGAACCAGGTTAACTTGTGTGCTTGCAGCGAAGAAGCCAACAACTTCACTTGCATCCATTTTGATGCGAGCAGGTTGTTGAGCAGTTGCGCCGCTGTACAAAGCGCCAACAGCTGAAACTTGGTCGAGAACAGTGATCGGTTGAAGACCGATTTGAACGCTCTCTACTGAAGCACTCCATCCTGACAGAGTGTTGATGAAAGAAGCAACAGACTGAATAGAAGGGAAGTTAGCGATTGGGAGGCTGTACGAAGCAGGAGTAGCACCAGTTTGAGTCAGCGTGATCGCAGTAGCTCCGATAGTAACTGAAGCAGCAGTTACGCCACCAGTTGCAGAACGACCGATCGACAAAGGAATGTCTCCACCAACAGTTGCGCTCTCAGTAAGAGTCGAAACAGGGTTTGCAACAACCAGAGTAGCCATAGGCTCAGAAGCAGCAGCAGCGAAAGCGTTAGACGAAAGTCCGATGCTTGTGCTGATGTTTCCTGAACCAAGCTGCATCGAACGACCGTAACCATTACGTTGTGGGTTCGAAGCAATTGCTTGAGTCAAAGTGATTGTGTTAGCTACAGTTCCAGCAGCAGCAACCATAGTGTTTGCGCCGAGTGCAGTGTTCAATGCCGTAGCAAGAGCAGCAGCAGAAGCGTAAGAGTCAGCAGCAACAGTCGCAGTAGCAGGAGCACCACCGTTCAACGAGTAAGCGAGAGTATCATTTGTTCCGGTTGTAACAACAACAGGGAAAGTGATAACAGCGCTCGTCAGAACAGCTTGTCCTTCTGGAGTGATAGTGTTTTTGAAAGTAACAAGGTTACCTCCGACGCCGTATGCTTGTGACTGCAACATTCCGAAAGGAGTTGCGCCAGCAGCAATCGGATCAAGCGTTGCTTGAGTAGAAGCGTTTGTCTTGTAGATGTACACAGCTTGTGCGCCACCCGGAATTGCGCCATCAGCGCCCGGAGCAAACAAGAAGTTACATGCATCAACGATGTTACCAGAACCGTACTTAGCCAAAATTTGGTTGTATTGATCTGGACCGAAAACGTTGTTTGCAAGATTCGGTTCTGCGGAGCCAGGAGCACCCGCGTCTGCTTCTCCAAAGAGAGCGATGATTCCGGTAGGGCTTAACGGGAAGCCTCCGCCGAGATCAATCTCTACTTGTGAGTAAGCACCTGGTTTGTAAATGGTAGCACCATTAAAGCTTACATTAATTGCCATGTGTTAAGTCTCCTGAGTCAAGTATGTATCTCACCCAATTATAACATAGATGCTTAGCTAGAATTATGCTAGCTTCACACCATATAGTTTCAACATTTCATCAAACTGTGCCATCGTACCCATAACCGGCATTTTGCGGGCTTTGAAATCAGCCTTCAAAATCTCTTTATGGTGATGAACAGGGATACGGCTGCGACGTGCACCATACCATCCATCGAAGTCAACCATCGGAATTTCGATGACTTCTTCAGGAGCTGATTCTTCAGCAATGACTGCATCATCGGCGACGTCTTCAATGACCTCGCGTCCGTCTTTATCTCTGTGTTTCCACTTTTTGCTCATATAAGCTCCTTACTCTCTATTTTAACTGGATATACCACTTAAGTCTCTAAATCTTCTGAATCATCTAAGTCGCCAATACGGTCGACTTTGATTCCTTGGTTCTCTGTTCTATTAACCTTAGTCAAATCAACGTCCATGCTGGCTGCGATATCCTCAGATGGAACCAGTCCGACCGCGGGGTCAGTATTGATGGCCAAAATCTCTTTGAAAGGCTCAGCTTCCCAAAAGTTCTCTGTAGTGCAACGGAAGCGAACCCAGCGAGTCCAGATATTATCTGTCATCTTAGTCTGTTCCTTGTTGTAATCAGAAGCAGAGAACGTATGGAGCTTCAAGCCCAGGCGATGAGCCATAAGCTTATGTTTGAACAGGATATAAGCAACAATGTAATACAGCCAGAGAACGTGGTCGCCAGCCTTGTTGGCATGGATACCGATGTCCACCATAACAGTGAACACCCCAGTGTTGATTTCAGCGAATCCACCAAAGTCACCAGCGATGTCGCCGATAGAGGCCTTGCTCTCATCCTCAGTCTCGTTAGCTAAGTGAACCGAGATGCAGGGGATAACTTGGGTATTGAACGACCAGGCCTTTACGACCGGAATCTTGGTGGTGCTGAACCACTTCCAGATGTCGTCTAAGTACTTGGGACCATAGTCTAAATTAAGTTCATCTTGCGTGAACTGAGCGAACAGGTCGTAGAATGCACGTTTGTTGTTGCGCAGTTCTTTAATGCCGTACTCAAGCACTTTCTCAACGACGATCTCCGGCATACAAAAACTCATATTAAGCTCCACCTTTCAAGATGTTTTCTTTCCACCACAAGGGTTGAAGATTCTTAAAATTGCATGCTGTCTTTACTTGAACTGGATCAGTTAAGTCAAATGCGGTAAGCGGATCTATATGGTCAATGTGCCAACCAAATCTACCATGGTTATCCCAACTCATGCCTGACTTAAATTGTACCTCGAGATGAACTTTTAATTCGTCAATTGTGCACCCTAAATCCTCTACAGCAGAACCAGACTTATAATTACCACTAATTGCCTTATTTAGCCTAGATCTTAAACTTACTTTTAGTTTGTACTCTATGTCAGTTTTATATCTATTTGTTTGGTATACGCTGTTATAATCACTAAGATGTTCTAAGTTTGCTTCTTTCCAGATTTTGTTATATAAGGATTTTCGATCCTTGTTTGCCTCATACCATGCTTTATTTCTAACATTAGAGTTTGCAACCATGCTCTTTCTGTATTGAGTTAAACATGTTTTACATCTCGAATCTAATCCATTTTTCCCATTCTTATGTTTACCAAATTCTTCTTTAACTTTAATTTGCTTACATTTGCTACATGTCTTCACTAGAAGTTTTCCTCATATTCTCTTATTATACTCATTACTATGTCATCATGAGACTCATCTAAGAGCGCATTAATTGACTTGAGATCCTCAGTGAAGTCCTTATCTTTAGCTGGTAGGATCCACTGTGTTGCTCTATTCTGCTTACTGGTTACGGTCCTAAATTCTACCTTGGATCCCTTTGGCTTCACCTTATTATACTGAGCTAATGCCGTTTCATACCTTTCGGCCGCTATTGCTTTCTGAGCCTCAAAGATATTACTGGCTACAGAAGGTCTAGGCGTCTTACTAGGAGCACCAACTGGGATGATCTTATAAATACCAGATCCATCCTTCATTGGCTTAGCACCAGAGGCAAGAAGCCTATCGAGCATGGGCATGGGTGGTTCTGAGAAGTCAGTATTTCCCGAAGCAGTCTCCAATTGAAATGCACCAGGAGCAGGACGTAAGTCATTAATGAAGTCGGCAGACTTCTTCTGCATACCAGACTGGATGGCATTCTCCATGGCATTAGACATCTGTTCCGATAGCCGATCATTTATCTCAGCTTCAGCTTTATCAACTACAGTATTAACGAAATCTTCGTCCATACCTTTGTTGCGTAGAGTAACTTTTAAGCGTTCAAGTTCAAGATATATGTTAACCATTTATCTTCTCGCGCTTCACAACCTTCGCACGCATATCATGCAGAAAGTTCTGTTTCTCAAGGTCAGTCCAGTCAGTACCGAAGCTAATTTTAATAGCTCCGTTCGGAGAGATCTCAACTTGAGGGCGCGGAAGATAAGGATAACTGTCGTCATGGATCTGGGCGACGTTAGGACGTGAAGAGCTGTAAGCAGTAACAGTCTCAGGACCTTTACCCATGTCATCGATCTTGCTCTGCAACGCACGAAGTTTGCTCTCAAGTTCATCGATCTCTGATCCGGCCATCTCGACGAGATGGTTGTGTTTATCACTCACATCATGGACTACTTCTTCTAGTTTATCGAAGAGTTTCATGATGCGGGCTTCAACTTGTTGCAAGTCAACGGCCATACCATTGCGAATCTGCTCGCGAATAGTTTCCATCTCTTGATAGATGTTGCCGATGTTGTGGCGCTTGTAATTCTCAATGAGGTTCTGAACCCCACCATGAATAACATCGTCATCTAAGGCGTCGTCGTGTACGTCATTGAGGAAATCTTCATCCTCAGGAACATACCACTCGAATACAGACATAAGAGCGGCAGTAAGTTCTGGTAAGCTCTTGTTTGTAAACTGATAAACGACTTTGTGACCGTCTTCGACGCGTCCAGAGTATACATCGCTCATGTGGCGACGGATAGTAACTTTATGTGTGTCGATGTGGAAGTCTTTGAAGTCCTCATCTTTCATGCCCTTCACTTCAGAACGAAGTTTACGGAACATGCCGTTACCGACAAGACGCAGAGCATCACCGTGAGTAACTTCCATCACTGCATCAGCACGCTGACGAATGATGTTCTTCTCAAGCTTTTCAATTGCAATCATTCCTTGCAGAGACTTGAGCATCTTAGTACGAACAAAATTTTCTAATGGCTCGTGGCAGCAGTCACGCAAGTCATCCCAAGGGATATCTTCAACGTCGACCCAGCGAGGATCTTTTAACTCTTTAGTAGACTTTGGTTCACCAGTAAATGACTCAACCAAGTACACATCGCACTTGTTGCCGTTCAACTTCCCAGACCACACCTTAGTGGGGTTGCGACCGGTGATACCAGCTTCTTCTTTAAGTTCGCGAAGAGCTGTAATCTCAGTACTGCCGTCTGCCATATCCATGTGGCCGCCAGGAAATGCCATGCCGCCAGTAGAGTGGCGACCAAGAAGGATCTGATTATTGTCGTTCATGACAATAGATGCAGCTGCATGACCTTCATAGTGATCTTCAAAAGACTTCTTTAAATCTTTCTTAGATTTCTTGCGTTCCTTGCGGGCTTCTTTGACTTTAGATTTAGCTTTTTCGTGATGTTTAGCACCCCAAGAACCACCACGGTCTTCACCATGCTGTTCACTTGCTCCAGCGCCTGGCGAAGTATACTTCGCCGCTACAGATTTTGGTGGAACCCCCCTTGGAGATCTTGAAGCATCAATTTTGCCGTGCAAAATTGCCTGCATAAGGCGAAATTGTTTACGTGAGACTGCTGTTGGCACTTACAACCTCACTTAAAAATAATTGAAATTGATCTTTGGTGTTGTTTTTATAACCAAATTTTTTATGAAACTTTTGATGACAATTATTGCATAAAGTTATTATGTTGTTAACATCAAAGCGCTCTTGAGGAAATAGGTCAAAACCATTCTTATGGTGAGCAACGAGTTTACCATTTTTATAGCAAACTTGACAACTGAAGTTATCTCGTTCGTAAATTGACTTAGATAGACCACTCTTATATATTAAATCCCTATCTCTTTTATTAATAGGGTTTAAAAAATCATCAAATTGATCTATAGGTATAGATCTCTTTATGCAACTTAATTTTTTCTTAGTCTCTAAGGAGACTTTTCTGCCCTTTAATTTTAATCCAGCCTTAAGTCTAGATTCTTTTGAAATTGGTGGCAACTTTTTAATACTATCGCTAATTCTAACTTTAGTTTCCTCTGAAATAACGCGCTGCTTTGCAACGCATGAAGAACATGACCTATTAGCATCCACTTTGCGCTTATAGCCCCTATCTTTACCGCAGGTATCACAAAAACAACGATAAACTGTATCCATTTTCAGTGGATTAGATAGTCTAGCAATTTTCATTTTATCGCTATAGTTTATCATATAAGTTTAATTAGCTCCCGTCAACTCGATAGGTTCATTATAACTCAAGATCGAGCTTAACTCAGCGTATAGGGGCATTAACAATCTTTTCACCAGAACCCACCATAAAGTCGCGTCTAACAAGGATTTGTTGAGGCAAGCGTATAGCGGTTTTTACTCCGCCGACGAGTTCCTGTGTGATTCTAAGTTCACGAAGTGACTGGAGAACCACATAGACTGGCTTAGCGAAATACGCCCAACCAACAACAGCACCACGCTCTAAAGCAGCACTATACTCTGGCTGACGGCCATCTATCCAAACGATCTGACCGTCGGCGTTCACCGTGAAGTCAACATCTGGATAATAAAAAGTCTGGACTCCATCTACAATTGTAGATGCGAACTCAACCTTCTCAACGGGATAACGAAGCTCTTGTATGTTGCCGGGACGAGGCTCATATCCCTTAAGCTCCCAGAGGCGCACGGTGTAATCCGGCATCTCTAGCCTGTCAAAGGTATTGAAGTCTGCTTGCGTGCCGTCTGGGTACGTTGTAGGAAGCGTTACGACTGCGCTACCAGTCTCCCACACACCGTGGGCTTCAAACGTCTTCTCTATACTATTTCCTGAAAATACGCCCCAGATCTCGTTTTGAGCGTAGTAGATAATTCCTGAGTCATCGCAGAACTGACAGTCAGGCTCATGAGCTTCAAAGTCAGTGCTCTTGATGTTCATGCAAGGAATCGCTTTGTAGTGAATGAAGCGAATTCCACGTTGAGAAAGGAGTTGATCGAAACTGGCACCCTTGATACTAGGATCTGGAAGATAGATCGGCATCGGCGACGGAGTCGAGGTGACTGAGGTCGCGGGTGGGTTCGGAAACTGTTGGTTCGGGCGATCCATACTCATGGCTTTATTCTACCTTGTTTGACTTAATACAATTCTCTAGAGCCCATAACGGTTGGAGATTCGTGAAGTGGCATGCCTTAGCCATATCTTCTGGTTTAGAAAGATCGAATGAGTCTAGAGGAAGTATGTGGTCTAGATGCCAGCCAAGTTTTGACCAGTTATCCCACGACATTCCTTCTTGCCACTTTGACTCTATATGTAACTTAAAATCTTCTACAGAGCAACCGAGCATGTCGACTGACGACCCACTCTTCCAATTGTTCTTGAGAAATTTACGAACACGAGATCTTAAGATGACCTTAATCTTAAAGTTGAGATCCGACTTATATCGTTTTGCCTTATACTCTTTTTGATATAGATAATGCTGGTCAGAATTCTCTTGTTTCCACTTCTTGGTCTCAAGAGTTCTACAAGGTCTGCACTTAGCACGACTCTTTTGAAATGCATCTAGTGGTTTATTCTTATCGCAGTACTGACAATACTTTGTCTCTTCCATTGACACATTATATCATCCTAGTTAATAGGTACTGTATAATCTTCTTTAGGATCATCTGAAACAAATGGATAGCATGGACATATTGAAGAAAATCGTAGATTCCGAGGGCTCTTGTACCCTGTGGGCCAAACCGTCCATCTGTAAGTCCTGTCCGTTGTCTAAGCTCAAAAAGAAATCAAACGGCTCATTCTTGTCATGTGTGGAAGCCCTTGGGGTAGAAGATCTATCTGAAGAGCAGGCCGACGCTAAATATAAAGAAGTCGCCTCACGTATACTGATTGATAAAGCTGTTGATGATTTGCTTGGAGAGCCAGATGGCACTAAGTAAAAATGACTCAACAATTTTAGAACAGATTGCTTCCCTAGACGGGAAGTGCATGGAATCGCAAAGGTGTAAAGTATGTCCGTTCAAAGCAATGTGTCTCCCGGAGTTTCTGTACCCGAACCCACCGTCACCAGCACAAAGAGCAAAAATGGCTTTGGATGTCATAACACATCATGCTCTTGTGGACGAGCAGGAACCCCTGGACATCGAGCAGCATCGATGGGACAAGCAGTAGTAACTGACTTATTCCTTCGACATAAGCAAGATCAGGCGAAGTATCATCTCATTACTTTTATGTATCGTTTATTGAAGATCAAGTGAGAGTGTCTTGGGAGATGGTATGGCGTTCGACACAGAAGACATTAGAAGAGAACAACTAGTTGTTGACAAGATCAAATCTGAACTACGTTTCGTAAGCTGTGACGATATCTCTTATCTTCAGGGCACACTAGGCGGACCTAAGAACAAAATGCGCCGGGAACAGAAGTACGGCTACAACCTAAGAACATCTACATACGATAAGCTGCTGAAAGACCTATACGAACAAAAGCTAGGCGATAAGCTTATAGAAGAGATGCTTTCCGAAGAACCTGATAAAATATAAGTACTAGGTCCTCATCAAAGGAAGTACTTATGAAAGATCAAAAGCGCCCTGTTGTTATTCGTTTCAAGAACAATAAAGAGGCAATCGATCTGTACTATGCTATTGACCTAAAGTTCTTTCTTGCCAAATTGCTATACACACATAAGTCGAAGCTAGTATAACTAGGTACATGACGCGGATTGGGCGGTACCAGAAGATACAAGATCTACAGAAGTTGGAACTACATTTCCGACTATTGTATTTTCTTCGTGACCTTGGCATTCGCTCATCATTTGAACCTGCGGCAGCAACCTGGACTGACTATATGGCTCGACTTGGCAAGATGATTGCAGAGGATGCATGTTCAACAGATTGACGTCCGATCAAGTTACTTCAGTGCATCATGTCTATATGCTATTGAGGCGTCTTAGAGTCATAGGTACTATTGAGACCGTTACAAAGAGAATACAACTCTCAGAAGACGGTGGGCCAGTTCGCTACCAGCTCACTCTTGTATCCTATGATCCTTCTACTAAAGGGTGTTTAACACCTTATGAAAAGGCCGAGGCTTACTTTGAAGCGTCGATGGCCCTTGAACGCCATATTCAAGACTTAACGTCGTCTCAGCGTGCCAAGAAGTAGACAAGCTGATTCTTTTGCAGCTTACACATTTCAACTCAATTAGTAACCTGATAAGCTTGAAACAGCAGGGCGTGCGCTCTTGATTCCAAGCTTCGCGAGTAAGATCTTTAGCTTGGTTGACTTGCGTCGATCGACGTAATCATCCACGTCTGGTCACCGGTATTAGCTCAATATAATCTATCTGAAGACTTACGCTGGCGAATCTAATCCAGTTCTCTTTCGGCTCTGGCGGGTTAATCATTTTAGTCAGAGCCGAAAATGCATGTTTCTTATGATAAAAATCAGTGATGATGTTCAGTTGATACAGAATACGAAACAGCTTCAGAGTGGAAGTGCTATCGAACATATTTGTCAGCATTCGTATTTCTCCTAAGCGCCCGCGCTTCGACGGGGCCCCTTGCCAGATGCAATATAATGAGTTAGAACTAAGTTACTTAATATCTTTCCATAGTTTGAGCTGAGTGCTATCAAACGTAACAGACTTCAAAATTGTGTCAAGTCCTTCAAACTTAAACATGCTGAAGCTGCGAGCACTCTTAATACCAAGCTTGCTGAGCAAACCGCAAAGCTTTTCCTCAGGGCGTGGATGTCCATAGAACATCTCTACCTCAAGTGCCTTGCTCAAAGAAGCAATGCTCTCGCCCATTATCTGATCAAATGTCTTTGGAACAATCGCCATGCGGCGATTATACTATTCGCCGTCGCCCGGGTGACGATCACTGTACATCGAGTCTACCGGGTGATTCGGTTGTCCGATGCGTGCTTGCTTGGTGTGTTCTGCTTTCGGTCGGCTACCGCCGCCGAAATCGTGGAGAGTACCCTGACTGCCGTGGTCAACTGCGAGTTGACCCGTCATCGAGTGTCCTTGAAATACTTCATACGGTCGTGTGTCCGCTGTGTGCGGAGCAACCGAGTCTGCATCGTGGTCGTTAGTGTTCTTATGTAAAGACCACTGACCGTTTGCTGAGAGTGCCAAGTATTCCATATCTTTATTATACTAGAACTTTGGGCTATCGTCCGCCGTCGTTAAACCATCTGTCGCTCGCCCACTCAACTCCGGCCTTGCTCAGCTGATCTCTAGCTTCCTGAATACCGAGCTTGGCTAAGACGATGATCATGTTGAAGCGCTGGTTCGCATCCCCGATGATACGGGTCCGGAACTCATCGTCGGTCTCGCCAATATACCTGTAGTGGCTCCACTTCTGAAACAAGCTCATAGCTCGGTCACCGAGAAGCCCTTGATGAGGTTCAGCTGAAACATTAGGTTCAGAAGCCGTGGAAGAGCACGCGTGCAGTGAAGAGTACTGACTCCTCGATACTCGGAGTCTTTGAACTCTATAGAGATGCCGTGAAGTCTCACGATACACCTGTGTCATAGTAGTCGTCCGGCTCCCAGTACGGGTCAAGACGGTGAGGCCTGTTCCCGTGGAGAAGTTTATGCAAGAGCTTGATGAGCGGAAGTGCCTTGACATTGATCTCGGTGATAGGTGCTCCGACGAGGTCGTCGCACGAGCAAGGAATGTAGCTCATGGGAACTCCACATGTACTTCGGTGCAGCGGCCAGATCGGTCCCGATGGTAGACGATGCTGTAGGACGGCATGGCCTTGAGTTTACCCAAGATATTCCATAGGTCGACGAAGTGTGAGAACTCCTCAGGAGTAAGGACGTGGATCATGCTATCCTCACGCCAAGTTGAAGGAGTAGATAGAGAAGTGGAGCCGTCGAGTCCACGATCGATCGCATCTCATCGAGGCGGGCCGAGGTCTGTCTTTGCCCGATGAATCGCTGGTAGAGCGAAGAGTAGAGGGCCTGTTGTAGCTGCGGAAGTTTGGACTCGTGAGCACGATGAGGAACCACGAACGAGATGTCGACGTTTCCATAGTTCATCTCAATTTGACAGGTGAGTGGGCGTTCGGCTACTACCATGATGTGGTCCCAGAGTAGGAGAGGGTCTGCCCGTCAAAGTGAATGTTGTGGACGTCGTTGGAGTTCATGACGAGTGGAGCGGATAGGCCCAATTGTTTGAGGAACATGTAGAGCTGAGAGTAGTGTTTTAGTTTAGTCATGTAGTCATTCATAGGTGAAGGCCCAGTTTAATCAAGATTATTATGAGGCTAGCGGGGGCCATGTTTGTGGAGATGTAGTGGAGCCCGTTGGCCGCGACGGAGGCGCGGACAGATAGTTGTGCGCCTGATGAGTGAAAGCGGTAGACCTGTGAGTTCTGGATTTTGTCCTTGTAAGGAGCGAAGTCCTCGAATTGGCGCTTGGTGAGGGTGGCGTGGTGGTTTTTCTTCATAATTTAAGTTGGTCCTGGTTGGTCCATTTAACGATGAAGCGGTCTTCAAATGTGATGTTGATGATGTTGAGTGTAGCGAGTAGTACTAGTAGGTTCCGCTTGTGGGCGGGGACCAGATATAGATCATCATTAAGGAAATCAAATGTGAGTTTCATCAGAAAAATTATACCTATTAGAAAAGGGCCAGGTGGTACATTGTGCCTATTAGGGTTGGAAGGTGGCGGGGCCTGTTTTATAGGAAAAAGCTTATGTACACGGAGTAATGACGGCGGGTACCGACCTGAAAATAGGGGTTCCCTTTTAAGCTGAGGATAGCGGGCGCCAGTTTCCCGAACCTATAGAGTAGCATAACGAGGCAATGATAAAGACTTTGCTAAGTTATGATGCACGATCTGAAACTAATGAGTAACATGATGAGGCAATTAAGCCGAGTCAATATCTGGGAGGATATGTTATGAGCAAGATGTCACAAAAAGAAGCGGCATTCGCAGCTATCATCAATGTCATGGGCGAGCAAGACGGTGTGTATGCACCTACTAAGGAACAGCGCGCTCAAGTGAATGCGATCCTCTTTGAGGGTTTCCGCTCAGGCAAGATCGAGATTGATACTGAGAAGAGCGATAGCGACCTGAAGGGTTATGTGTCTGGCTTACAGAGCAACTGGCTTCGCAAGGACAAGCGCTTGAACGGTGGTGTTCAGTATACCGCTAAGAACCCTGGCTCGCGCGCTGGTTCGACTGATCCCCAGCTGAAGGCGATGCGCGCTCTGATCACGACCCTGACTACTGATCAAGAGAAAGCTGAAGTTCAAGCTTACATCGATGCACGAGTCGCTGAGCTGAACGCAACGAAGGTCGCCAAGACTGTTGACTTCTCTGCTCTGCCTGCTGATCTCGCTGCTAAGTTCTCTAAGTAATCAGTGTTCATTGAGACCAGGACTTCGGTCCTGGTCTCGCTTGAGTCCTGATTCTAAACATAACCAGGAGGACATATGAACGAAGCACAACCGAGTGAGATATATCTAGAAGCTGATGAGTATGATGCAGTCACTGAGGATGAGGCGACTGCTAACCAACTAGCAGAGTGGTTCGCTAATAATCCACCACTCTTCTAACTAGTCCAGTGTCAGTAGGCTTAGTCGCCTACTGACACTGCTACGCCTAGTGCCTCAGCTTGGGGCATTGCCTGAACCTATAGACCATTATAAGACGGGACATGAATGGTGAATCGCAGTCCTTAAGTGGAGCAACGCGAGCTCGCCTCTTTCATTGAAAGACATGAATAAGTGTCCTGATCTTATACTTACTTATAACAAAGGAGCAAGCAATGTTCAAAGGCTATCAACTTATCAAGCTTAACAAGGCAATCGGCAACGAGAACACTGAGACGATGTGTGACTATCACGTCACCACAGTCGATGTACTGGGTCGCAAGACTGACAAGGTCTTAAAGCTCAATCAGATAGAGCGTGACTTTGGTAAGCTGAGAATGAACGGCAATCGCTGTGCTAAGGTCGTGAGTGGATATACCGAACTGATCACTGAACAAGAGTTTGAAAGACTTGCATCTTAACTAACAAAGGAGTGAACATGAACCTGACTATAACACAGAGCAACAAGCACTACGTCTTGACCACTGAGTCAGGACCTATCCTCCGCATCTTCAATGAGAAGAACCTAGTCTGGAACTTAAAGCATGTGTTCGGCCTTAAAGCAGCTGATGTCAAGTGGATGAAGCAGCAGCTTGCAGTGACTCCATCTGTATCCTTTCACATCGAGGTTGCAGCATGAGCCAAGATGCTATCAGTTGTAAGCGTGTCTATGTAGGAGTCTGGTTTGGCCTGCTGATATTAACTGTACTTATCTTAGGAGGCATACTATGAAATTACTCAGAACGATCGATGGACTCTTGGGTGTAGAGTTTCCTAACGGCAAGGTTGTGTGGTGCGATGACCAAGCCCATGTCAACCGCATAGTGTTCGCGCACTTCAGCCGCTACAACCACATCACATCAGCGGATATAGCTAAGGACATCTCTGCAGCACTGAACGAGATGGCAAAGCACAACCACGACCTCGCATACTTCGGAGTCCTTGGCGGCTTCATGTACACATGCCAGGACGAAGCAGCCTGATATCCAGCCATAATAACCTGCCAGCAGTCAGATGGGTCGGGCAACAGCTCAGGCCCATACTGACACTGCTACGCCGGGAGCTCAGGCCATCCTGACTACCTGACCCGAGTAGCCCAAAAACAACCCGATCACACTGCACCACAATGATACATCCTCCCTCAGGTTACCCATATCCTGAAACGATCCATTAGATACAACCAAAATAAGGCCCAAGGTATCGGCATAGTTAAGTCCTGAATCTAGGCCTATATAAGCACAACGATCAGGCTTATAGATGTCCCGATAAGACCTATACAGGTCCCGCCGATTACCTACGTAGGGGAAGGGGAGGAAGACAGGACCTATACAGGCCAGAATATAGTTGAGGGGAAAGCGAACCCAGAGTGGGCGTCGCTACACCCATGGGCCTATTCGCGCCTTGCCCTAGTCTTATCAGCGGGTTACGCTATACCTGATCTTATTCCTTACCGTAAAACCTGGTGGTCCACTGGTTAGCCTCTGGTTGCTCTAATCCCTTGCTAATAGGTAAGGGATAGAAGTGGCCTGTAGGTTGTATTGTAATGATACTAGGTTGCTCTCCCTGATCCTAGAGAGGTGTATGAGAGAGAGAGAGAGGTGATGTATGTCTATTAAAAAAGTTATTAAGAAAACCATTAAGTCTGCTGTAGATAAGATCAACCCAGAATGGAATAGGAAGGTAATGGTCTCTAGTGAGGAACTTATCGAAGCAATGCAGTTCTTTTACGAGTCTAATATACCGGTAAGTCCAATCGCCCAAGCAGTAGTAGATAAGCTTAAAGCTGGTGGTGTTCTAACGCTTGATGACCAACGAATCATAGTTCGGTTTATCATTGGCAGTATCGCCATGAACATACATAAGATTTGGGCTGATCCACTATGGAAAGACATTAAGGTTGAGTGCGCCGAGAACTTGATGAACGCCAATAAGGTAGGTAAGTGATGAGTAAACTTAGCAAAGCATTGAGTGTATATGTTAGTTCTACGAGCATAGAGCACAGAGTTACCACAATTAAGTGGGCTAAGAGAGTATTAGATGCCCACGATATGGAGTGGTTTGTCTGCACCATAATGACTCATAAAGATTTTGACTTAGTATTGCACGAGTACAAACAAGCTTACTACACAGGTTTTTAACCTTGGAGGGTTTTATGCTCTATTATCATAAGTGCTTAGACTGTCTCACTCCATTTGCGAGTGCTGAAAGAAAGATTGACACATACGACTGCGATGGTCCTGTCATCTTTATGGGCATTATTAAGGGTGAGAAGTGGGAGAAGACTGGGACTAGACCTGCTTGCGATGGTAGATGCACTCATGCTCATGGTCCATCATGCGACTGTGCTTGTGGTGGTGCTAACCATGGCACTGGCAGAGTTGTCAATGTAGTGGTATTAGAGGGTAAGGTCAAGGTTGACAAGCCTGAGGACGATGTGGCTGATGATATGTGAGCAGCAGGAGAAACTGTATGACTAAACGGATAGTTGATGTCTTGATGCTTGCTATTCCTATAAGGTCTGGCTGGAGATGGCTGATACCTAGTCGTTATAGATACGACGAGTATACAGCTTATGTCTGGTTGGACCTTTACTTTTTAGTAGGTAAGAGAAAAGTACTTAGTGTTAATCTATCACTCAGACATAGTGAAGAATCTGAAACTAGAACAAGGTAACAAAACAACAAGGCAATAACGCTTTGGTTGTAATAGACAAACCTCGGGAGGTTTTCCATGTCTAAAGTGTCGCAAAAAGAAGCAGTATTCCAAGCCGTTACTAACGTTTGCGGCCAAGCTGATAGCTATAGCCCAACCAAAGAAGAGCGCGTTCAAGTGAACGCTATCTTGTTCGAGGGTTTCCGTAGCGGAAAGATCGAGCTCGAGAAGACAGACATCACTGACAGCGACTTGAAGTCGTATGTCTCTGGTCTTCAGTCGAATTGGTTGCGTAAAGACAAACGCCTTAACGGCAATGTCGCTTACGTTGCTAAGAACCCTGGATCACGCGCTGGCTCTGGCGACCCGCAACTCAAAGCAATGCGCGCTTTGATCTCGACGTTGACTACCGACGAAGAGAAAGCTGAAGTTCAAGCTTACATTGACGCTCGTGTTAGCGATATCAATGCAACTAAGACTAAGAAAGTCACAGTTGACTTCTCAGCTCTTCCTGCTGACCTTGCTGCTAAGTTCTCGAAGTAATATCCAACCTCAATCAATGGGTCATAGCTTCCTCCGACTATGACCCATTCTCTATTCCCGTCCGCACCACTGACACTGCTGCTACGCATGGAGCTCGATAAGATCAAATCCCTGAAGATATATGACCGCAGACAGCAAGAGCTGATTAACTGGATTGGTAAACACTACGTTAAGGAGTGATTATGAAGTATTTTAGCATTGGTGTCATCGCTATGTGCGCATTCTTCTGTGCTGTGGACCTAATGGCTGGTGCTTATGGTTGGGCTCTGTTCCAAGGCGCTTTCTGCGCCTTAAACATCTGGTCCTACCGTCGCTCATACGTGCAATAATGAGAAGGAATACATTCTGCATACAAGGTGAGTTAAGATGCAAGATGATAACTCATATATTTCAAAGCGGATATGCTGGTCCTGATGATATGTTAACTCAACCAATTCGTTGGACCATGAATGAGATGCACGAACTGTGCGATGATGAGGGACTATTATCCTTGTTTCAAAGATATACAACGTTAGGTTCTTATGGAAAGAACATAGAAGACGAGGTTAAAGCTCAAATAGCTATAAACAAGATGTTGGAGGATCTATGAGTGAGAATGCTAAGTACGACGACAAATGCAAAGTCTGTGGGCGATTCATTATCGACTGCGGTTCGATCCATTCCTTTGAAAAGGAGTATGAGCACGTGAATAGTAACAAGAAACCTAATGCACCATTTTTCATTGAAGATGGGATTGACCATGCAGTCATTGTTAAAGACACCGAAACTGAATTCGCTAGGGCTGAGCGCCTTAGTCGTGAACTGTATTTTGCGAACGAACAGCTCAAGTCATATCACCGCATGGCCGCATCTGGTGTTTGGGTTGAAACTGAAAAATATTTTGCGATACTAGCTGACAATGAAATGCTAAGAAAAATGCGTGACTACTATTTTTCTGAACATCCAATTATAGAAGAAAACAAAGCATTAAAAAAAGAACTAGCTGAACTAAAGTTTGCCATTAAGAGCTTGAAAACGTGAAGCAAAGGGTCAGACCAAACATTGATCTGATTTTATGGATGGTTGTTACTGGGAGGTAATTATGGATTCTTTATTTGAAAAAGATTTCACTTGGGACAATAGAAAGCATTTTCTTTATCTACTGCCACATTTGAGTCAAGTAAAGTTCGCTCTATTTTGCGCCAATCAAGTTAAACATCTCATGGAAGATGAAAGAAGTCTTAAAGCGTTAGAAGTAACTTCTCTCTTCATGGAAGGCAAAACTACAAAAGAGGAATGTAAGGCTGCTGATGCTGCTGCTTATGCTGCTTATGCTGCTTATGCTGCTGATGCTGCTGCTTATGCTGCTTATGTTGCTTATGCTGCTGTTGCTGTTGTTGCTGATGTTGCTGCTGATGCTGCTGATGCTGCTGATGCTGCTGCTTATGTTGCTTATGCTGCTTATGCTACTGCTTATTATGCTACTTATGCTGATCTTAAACAAGATCAAATGACCTATTTAAGATCTCTTGTAGTTGACTCCTTATCTTTTGAAGATGAAGAATGTTGGCTGTTAACAACTATTTTCTGAGACTATAGATGAATATAACTGGGAGGTATTATGAGCAAATATTATGTTCTCGCTGTTAGTATGAACCGCGAATTGACCTACACTTGGGTTAGCAATGATAATGTTATCACTCTCTTAAAGAGTGGACATAAGATCTATCGCTCTGCATTAGATCAACAAGCTGAGCTAGTTGAAGGCACACTCTATTGGAAAGATGTTCCTAAAGTTGATTTCAAGGAGGAGAGCAATGGCTAAGTATTTGGTTATAGCTCTTACAATGGTATTAGTAGCTGGCTGTTCAGACGATGGTGAAAATAGTTCAACTCGTAAGCAACAGCAATCCGCAGTGGATGCTGCTAGGGAGAAACATAAGATTACATCTCACTATAAAGTCAATGATGTAATAAATGTTAGATCTACGTATCGCTTCGAAACTGATGAAGTGATTTGCTATGAAAGTGTGGCTGATAACAGTAGCGCAAACTCAATCTCTTGTCATTGGAAACAGCCTACTCCATGAGTTCTACTAATGGTAAACCTAGCACTAAGGCTAGACGTGAAGGATATGCCCAGCTTTTTAAGCTGAAGCTATTCCTTCACAACTTATTAGGTATTGAGCAAGATTCAGAACTTTGGAAGGACGACGCGAAACCTACTGGGTGGCGCGACTTCATGGTTAAGTATATGCCTCCAGAAAAACGCGGTGGACCTGAGAAGGTTAGCCGCAAACGTAAATCAAAACTTAAAGATCGTAAATCTACTATAAGGTAACGACGTGATGAACAGAACTTTATGGCTTGAACGCCAAATGGAACGTGATGATCTAACAGATGCAGAGTTTGCCGCATACAATAGAGAACTTAACGAGATCTACTCAGAGCGTGAGGATACAACTAAGATCTCTAAAGCGAAACGTGCAGCTGAATTAAAACAAGAACAAGAAGAACTGGACTTAGCGCGAGCTGAGGCTATAACTGATGAAGAAGTGGAAAAAATGTATGTCGACTCATGTACCAAATATCAAGACGTCAACGGTGTATCGTTTGAGCAATGGTATCAGCAATCGCTTAAGTACTACAGTGTTGATGCTAAATATACAGTTCATGCACGTGCTCGCTCATCCAACACGGTTGAGTATATACACCACGTTAGTCAAGCTCATGCTAAGTTAACTATCCTTAAGCGTATTAAATATAAGTTCTATGACCATGCGGTTCGCAATAACGATTTCGCTTACGATATTTAACTCTGCCCGAATAAAGAGATATACATGGAACAGAACAAAGAACAATTAGACAAGGAGTTTGAAGAGTGGTTGGACAGCGTTGAGCTGACTAAACCAATGCCATTGCCAAAGGAGGAAGCAGATGTTACGAAATCAACTGTTGTTACAGATATACAAGAGACTCGCTGATCTCGAAGAGTTCAGAACAGTTTCTATTGATTACCCTGAGACTGTTCGCATGATCGATACTGAGATGCGAGCGCTAAGATTAAAACTGCAAGACGTAATGAATACCAATTGCCCTCTTCTCAAGGAGCAAGTGTAATGTCATTCTTTATCTTAATATGTATGGCATTCTCAAGCGCTTCGTTCCCTACGTGGTTGTGGGCAATGGTTTGGATGTCTTTCTTTCTTGATTAAGGAGGTTGCTGTGGCAAAGAAGATGACTAAGACTGAAAAGTTAAAGAAGATCCTCTCCATGGCTCGGTACCACAAAGAGATCATAGTCTACTTTGGTACTAAATATGACGACGACAAGTTTCCTGCTAGGCGCAGAAAGATCCGCTCTAATGGAGATAGTTATATCTCTTATAAGAGCAGTGGAACTCTTGAGTGGTCTAAGTTTGGAGAGTCTTGTTTCTTGTGCGAATACAATGGACCAAAGAGTTTACACAAGACTCTTGATCTCATGAAGAAGCATGATGGGAACTACATATTCCCTGTTGCTATTGAGATAGACGGAAGAAAGATAGAACTATGAGAACGCTTTGGAAGATCTATTACTTCTTTGTTAGACCTCAGAGCAAGACTGATATTGCTATTGCTTACTGCCGAAAGAATGGTAAGCCGTACAAGAAACTTAATCTCGCTCGAAATGAGGATGAGTTATGAAACACGGAATAGAGCTTAATGGTGTTGCCAATGCCCTAGTCCTACTTCAAGTTGAAGTTGATAAGACCGATGATGGTCGCTTGGTTATGAATAAAGAGACTTATGACTCAATGGTCAATAACTTACAGTTATTGGAACGTTATATGCTGGCTTATTGCGAAGCAGTAAACAATGGGACAACTGTGCCTCATTGGTACGATGTTCGCGAGAATCCAAAAGATTACCCATCTAACCGTGAAAGGCATGGAGGGTAATTAAGTCTGGGAGGACTTATGATAGACAAAATTGTGCTGAGCTCAGATCGTCGCACTGCGACTGTTATCTTTGAGACGCACACAGTTAGTTTCTACTCTGACTGTGACGTATTAGCTTTAGTTGATGAGATCATTCATGAACCAAGTAGGCGATTGCTGCTTAATATAGCAGAGCGAGAGCGCCAGGAACTCATTGGACTAGAAGATACTCAGAAGATAGACTTACAATTATCCTTGTTTGATGAAGCTGCTTAAGGATTTGGTAAACAAATTCGTCTAAAGTATTCGGTTGCTTTTACCGATACTATTATGTGTTATCAACAGGACAATTACGCCCTGTAACAATTAACTGGGAGAGCAATTATGAAAATGTTAACGATCGCGATTATCGCGTCTATGGTCTTGTGCGCGTGCGGAAAAACTGGCGATACGGGCGCAACTGGAGCTACCGGCCAAACAGGAGCAGTTGGTCCTCAAGGTCCTGCAGCACCAACGCCTACTCCGTCACCTGATGATCCGACAGCAGATGCAATCAATCTGTTGGTTGGCCAATACAACAACCTTCGAGTCGCTCAAGGTTCTGATCCTGTTACAAACGGACTAACTTGCAGCCTCTATACTGTTCCTACTACGACTACAGCAATCATCGGAGCCACATTGACTGGTGTTGGAAGCTGGACTTATAACAGTAACTTCAATGTAGCTAATGGTCCGACCTCTAACGGTCTCGATGTGTTGCCTACTGCATTGCAGCCTATCTACCAAAACTGGTATATCGTTAAATGCTATGGCGAGATCGTAAACATTGACGACAACTATCATGAGTTCTCTCTGTCATCTGACGATGGTACTAACTTATATGTCGATGGTATCTTGGTTAACAACGACGGGATGCACGCTATTACGACCAAATCTGCAACTAAGTTCCTGTCTGCTGGTGTTCATAGCTTCGAACTCGACTACTTGCAAGGCACTGGTTCTGAGGCACTCATCTTAAATGAAGATGGCGCACTCCTTGATCCGCGCTTCCTCTTCCACTAAGCTCTCCCAATATCACGGATGATCTTTCTTTAACGGACCGCAACTGCGGTCCGTTTCTTATTTCCCTTGTTGTAGCCCACCCGCTACAACTGACACTGCTACGCCAGCGGCCTAGGCGCTGGACGCTATGCCTGATACAAGATACCTAGATAAGGGAGAACCATATATGTTGTGGAATCACAAGGCTCATAAGAACTGGGTATGTAACGACTTCAGCGGTTTTATGTTTGAGGTTCGTGTGCAAGACTCAGAGTGGATTGCAGAAGCGATTGACCAAGAGACTGGAGAGATCTTAGAAGTATCTCAACACTCGCATCCAATCGAAGCAATGGAGTCAATTGTTCCTACGTATAATCGCATCACGGAGACACGAAATGCCATCCAAGATGCAGAGACAACAAGCACGCAAGAAGCATCAGTTGCAGAAGCGTCGATTTCGTTATAAGCGTATATTTGACAGTCATCCTTATAGTGGGCAAAGCGAAGAAGGTATGAGAAACTTTAATGCTTTGCTCACTGATCTTCGCAAGCTTAATGTTAAATATCTACAAATTCTTCTGAGTGATCTAAAGAGCGGTGGAGCTATACCACCCTGGTATGGCGATTATCACAGAATGTTAGTGATTGAGATTGAGGCGAGTATTATTGAACGGACTCTATTAAAGTAGGTATATGAAACATCCCATCTTCTATCGCATTGCCATGTACAGTATCATCCTTGTCCTCTGTGCATCAATCTTGGTGCTCGTGGATGTAATGGCGGGTGCTCCATTTAAATCGATGGACATGCGAGATGCCTATTACTACGGATGCGAGTTGGGATCTAAGCCACTCACCGATGACAAGGTCCTTAAGTGTGCTATTGCAGCCGATACATTCAAGGATACACTTGACGACATCGATGTTCAGATGGAGAAGATTAGTGAGCACTCTAAATAGATGGTCCACATATCTATCACTCATCAAGCTTATGCACCTATTAGGTGTAGACTTTGAAGACCGAATGAGCTATAAGGAATTTGACTATTATGACGCGACGATGCACAAAGCGAATGAAAGAAAAGATAAGGGATCTGACTCGTGACGCCTATCGCGATGCAGTATGTGACGTGTGGGGCATAGATCGTTCAGATAGCGATAACTACCGCGAAGTATGTATTATGATGCAAGACGTTGAAGAAGATGGCGCAAAAGATCTGTGTGCAGAAGAACGATACAATGAGATCATGGGCAAGAAGGCGCAATCTAGCGCTAAATATCTTGAGAACTTGCTGATTTCAAATACCAAGACGCTAGAAGACATCATTATTGTACATGAGAATGGCTTCATTAGACGTACAGACAAAGTCCTTGAAGCTGTTAAGTCAGAACTAACTAGACGCGCACTGTTCGGCGACCAGTATCAATCCGATACAAATTAGGGGTACGGTGAATACCATGAGCAATGAACAACCTGACGTAGCTGAGATGTGGTCAATGATAGGTACATGCCTTAAGACCGCAGTAGAAGTGTCCACATGGGTCATGTGGCGCCAGAGGTTCAATACTAATCACCCAGATCATATTCGTCAGCAAGAAATCTTAGATCCTGATCGTTATGCTGCAGCTAATTGGTTTGCAGCCAAAGCATTATACATGAACAATAAAGATGTACTGGATGCGCATTACGATGCTATCATCGCTGGTGATGTAACACTTACGCCTGGTGTAACACGAGAGGCTGAAACGTTTGAGGCATTGCGGCAGGTCGTTGAGGCTGAGATGAATCAACATATTGAAAACATGTTAATTAATGAGGAGGAAATGCCGATGAGTAAATACAATCCAGCAATTGACGATGAGGATGAAGACGAAATCTATGCTCTCGAGACCGCGGGTAAAATTGATGAAGAAATCGAAGGGGAATGGGACGGAGATGAATTCGTTCCATTAGTATCAACCGACGATGACGATTTACAAGACGGAGAATTGGAAGATTTTCCGGGTGAATTTAACGAATAATTTAGTTTCTATTAGATAACAATTATGTTATCTATTTTTATGAGGAGGACTTTTATGTCCAAGATGTCACAGAAGGAAGCGGTCTATAATGCAGTCATCTCTGTTCTGAAGGAGAACAACATTGCCTTTACTGAAGGAACCAATGTTGGAGCTCTTATGAACCGAGAACTACGCAGTCAAGTGAATGCTATCCTGTTTGAGGGATTCACTGCTCGCACCATCGAACTTGATAGTACTCGCGGCGACTCAGACCTTAAAGGATACGTATCTGGTCTCCAGTCTAACTGGTTACGCAAAGACAAACGACTGAATGGTGGGGCTAATTACTCCGCTAAAAACCCTGGTTCACGTATTGGCTCCAGCGATCCTCAGTTGAAGGCTATGCGAGCATTGCTCACTACACTCTCTACTGATACAGACCGCAAAGAAGTTGAAGTAGCTATTAACAATCGTGTTGCTCAGATCCAAGCTTCTAAAGTTAAGACTGTCAACATCGATACAAATGCGTTGCCTCCTGAACTCCGCAATCTCGTTAAGTAATGATTGAACTTGCCAGCTATGCTGGCTCACGGGCGGTAGGATAAGCCGCCCACTTTCTACCCATATCTGATCCTAAATTCTGTTAGGAGAACAATATGGACACCAACCAATTCAAAAAGCAAGAGAAGAAGAAACGGGCAGCAAATGTCAGCCGTGGCATTATGTTTACCGTTATCGGTGTGCTATTCGTTATCCCTTGGATCTATGATTCTTGGATCATGGGTCACGAGTACCACTATATTGAGTTCATCCCAATCATGTATCTCATTATGTTTGGTACAGGTATTGCTGGACTGATCGCTGGACTGCTTCTCTTATTCGTTAAAGGAAACAACGCATCTGGTTCCACAATGGAATTGGACGTAGCTCGTATCCGGTTCACGACTGAGACTCAGGCTATCATCAACAACAATAAACCACAGGGGAAGTAATGAAAGCACTGTTGGTAATCATCGCGATGCTATCGACCACAGCTCAAGCCATGGACTACGACGTGGATATGCCTAACTCAGGCGATCCTAAGTTTCAGATGGTTAGAGTTGTGATCGATGGCTGCGAGACTAAGTTCAAGATTAAGAATGAGGACTTCAATAAGTTCTCCAAGAACGATGAAGCTATGGATCAACTGATCCAGAAAGCCATACAACACTCCAAATCAGGCTGCGCTAAGAACTAATCTCTGATCCTAAGAATGTGTAATACTGGGAGGTATTATGAAAACACGTCAACAGATCCGTAAAGAGTTAGAAGCTGGAATGTCTGTGTTCTTGAGCTTGGGTAACCAAGTAACAAAGCTTGAGCCGCAAAAGCCTAAGGGTAAACGCGCTCCGCCAAAAGAGAAGTTTGTAGAAATACAAGTGGATGTATTGCCTATGGCTTTACAACTAAAACACTTCGGAGAATAAGATGGACAACGAGCTTCTTCCACTGGTACGCGAACTCTGCGATATAGCTGTTACTCGCAATGATATTAACACTCGCAGACACCGTGCCCGCTTTCGCAAGAACTATTATGCTCATGCGATTGCAGTGGTTGAAGCACACGCTGAATCTAGTTCAGAACTCAGACATTTAGAGTTACGTAACTACCAAAATAAGCATCAAGCAAAGATTGACTCTATTAAAAGTCACATGGCTTGGTTGGTTAAGAAACATCCCAAGCCTGTTAAATGGCAGACAATGGGACTTCACAAGCTAAGATCCTTGAAGTTACAAGGTGAAGGCGAATACGCTCTAGCTAAGCATGAGACCATGGAATTATCTCTCAAGACAACAGACCGGGTAAAAGAGATATTGAAAAGGGTTAATGGTAGTATTCGTTACGATAATGGATCTATAGTTAACATCAGCGTCAACGGTACTCCTCTGACTCTTAAAGAGATTGCTGACCACGCTGCTCAATACAGACTAGCTCTTGCCATTGGCAAGATGATTGAGGAGTGAGTATGTTATCTCTAAAGATCCGGACGTTTTATCTGAACCGTATCACTGATATTAGCGGAATGTCTGGAACTGGTATCATTGCTGTTGGTTCCGTGTATCCTAATGGCGAAGCACACATGCTATGGGTTTCTTTTAAGTCATCGTTTGAGTTACATAAGAGTGTAGATGCTCTTATGGATATACACGGGCACAATGGTGCGACTGTATTGGTTTGGGGCGATCCGCCTTGTGAACCAGTAGAGAAACCCAAGAAGAAGAAAAAGGATTAACATGAGGTTTTTATATGCTGTATTGTTTCTTGCTGTTGCTGGTTGCGGACGTAGTAATCCAGACAACTATAGCTGCAGTCCTGTTCTACTCGATCAGTTGGATGCAAAAGCGACAGCTTGCGCTAGGGACTCTAAAGTAATATGTTACGCTGAATGCCTACGTAATCTTAAAACTACATTCTGCAAATACGAGGAATAAGTGGACAAGAAGAAGGCAAAGAAAGCTAAAGAGAAGATCAAGCGTGGACTATATGGAGTTCGCTTGACTCTACCTTCTAATAAGCGGCATAAGACTAAGAAAGACTATAAGCGTAAAAACAAGGTGAGCCCAAATGAAGCAGCGGAAGATTGATCTTGAAGAAGATATGGATTCGTTGGAAGCATGTGAAGGCTTATTAAAGCTATTGCATGGTTGGGTTCGATCTGCTGAGAAAGAGTTGTTCCACGTTCAAGACATATTAGAAGATGATTGTCACGAAGAGTGCCGGCAGCGCAAAGATAACTGTCCATGCGAGTGGGACAACTATGAGCGGGATTACGATGATTATGACTATGATGACAACCCGTTCAATGACCGTACAGAGAGCTCAAGCGATAGCAAAACTACTGAGGATCCTGTATAGAATCAAAGTCATCTCTCCTTCCCGGTTCGATAAATTGATAGACGAACTGACAGTTATGTCTTTGAAAAACCAGTTAGGAGATAGCGATGAATCTTAAATTCGATGGCTTTCAATGGGTTGTAACATTCGCGGAGAGTGGTAAAGTAACACACCGTAAGTTCCTATCCATTGATCCTGCCTGTGATTTCTTAGTTGACAATCTTAAAGTAGATGATGGTGAAGTTGATGCAGCAGTTATTAACCTACATGTACTGAACCACAAGACAGCGCATTTCGATAATGGGCAGTTTTCCCATACAGAGGCAAAGTAATGTTGTTAGAGGCTTTAGTTGTTGGTACATGTTTGGCTGGAAGAGCTGGATGCGGATCTGCTACTAATGCCTATTACGAACAGAATGTTGAGTTAAAGCAAACAGTTAAGAACATTGAAAAGTATGGTCAGAAGATAGCGGACAACAATAAGTATATCGTATTCGCATTAACACCAGTCGCTGCTGTTGCTACTGGTAAGCCTGTAGCGATTACTCTGGCTAGACATTTAGTATTGAACATTGATATTAAGAAGCAAGCAGCTGGACTGCTGTGGAGTTGGTGATGGAGATCTACTATCTAAATGATGAGAAGACGCCGATAACGATACAGGTTAACGGTCAACCAAAGCCGCATCCTGAGATGCCGTATGGTGAAGCCAATAATGAGTTCTTTACGTTACAACCAGCTGAAGGCCGGTTGTTTTACGTTGACGCTCCTGAAGGATCTATTCCTTATGTGAAGCGCTGGACGAGTCCGCATCTGGTACTTCTGACTTATCTACCGGCTGAGTCGATAGATCAGTTCCGTCGTATCTAAAGAAGCGGGAGACTTTGGGATATCTCTTGTGCGAGGCTGCATCGTACTGAGTGTAGCCACAAGATGGACACTTCATCCAGAACACTAGTTCTGGGTGCATTTGCATGTGACTTAGGATACAGATTTTGCAGTTGTTCATAGGTCTATTATATAGCGGAGTTGGGCTGTGCGTTACCTATTCTTAATCCTCACCTTAAGTTGTTCACTCAGTTGCACCACAATAAATGCCTCTCCTACTCCAATAGAGTACAAGACAGACTACATTGATAAGACCTTTAATCCGATCATAGAATCGTTCATATATGAAGCACGATTGAGAGGGCATCCTGTAAGTCTCGACAAGATGAATATGTCCTTCGGAGATATTCGTACGAGTTGGACTGACCGAACTGTGGGTTACTGTGCGCGAAACAGGGCAGGTAGAATGGTTATTAAGATCCATTCGAAGTCTTGGAAAAAGATGGATGAGTATCAAAGGGAAGAATTAGTATTCCACGAGATGGGTCATTGTCTAATACCTCGCGAACACTGCAAAGCAGTCACGAAGGATGGTCCGGTTTCAATTATGTTCCCGCATATATTGGAATCAACATACTACAAGAAGAATAGAGAGGATCTAGTCGATGAGCTCTTCAACGTCAGTCCTAAGTGTATCGGCGACCGCGGTAGTGTTGATGAAATCGATGGGGAAGTTCGTATACAAGCGCATCCCGACGCCAAAAGGTAAGATGGCTTATCATCATGCTATGAAGCAGGCTATTCATTTCGTTAGCCAAGGGCTTGAGAGCATGGACATGATTAAGGCTCGTATCGAAGGCATCAGAGATGAGGCAGATACGAAATACCCGAAGCGATTCTTTAATAAGCGGGAAGATGAGCGGTCACACCACCATCTTGCTGTCGATCATGCATTAGACTTTATCAACTCACTTGAAGCTCGATTCATTACCGGTTCATCTGACGCTGCTCCGCGTGGATATAACGGTAAGGGTATTGTGTACGATGGTGACGAACTATTTTAAGGGAGCAATATGAAGATCTCTAAGGCACAGCTTGATATGGTCCTGTCTAAGATTGGATACGAGATGCTTGGCTATGGATCTAACAGTAAAGACCTTACTCTTGATCTCACTATCAGTGAAGAGGATCCAGGCACAGGTGCAATGGTTGAATGCCTCACTATCGAGGCAATCAAACCTACTACTGAGCATGATGATGGCGAGACTAGAATGAAAGTAGAGATTTACCCTGAGCACGAGAAGCAAGAGCCTCGTGCTAGTAAGATCAATTCGTTTAAGATCACGAAGAACTATTAAAGGATCTGTCCAGGTCCAACAGTGACTTGAGCTGCAGGTGATCCAGCAGTTGGAATACCAGGTAATACTGTAGCATTCGTCGTGATCTCCATCACGATGTCGGCTGCAATACCTGAGATTGCTTCAGCCATCGCCTGCCATTGAGCATCTGCGATAGGTGTGTAGTTAGCACCTTTGCCAGCTGCTGAACCGAACTGAGCTTTAAGACCGTTGTAGATGGTATCTTTCATCTTAGCTTTGAGAGCATCTGGTTGCATTGCCATTTCGTACAATCTCCTACGTAAGGTTTATTATACTATGGGAAGACTAAAGACAGGTCATTTAAACCTAGACGATAGAGCCATTAATGCTTGGATGGCGCTGTACAAATTACTATGGAAATTTGGAGTGGCGCCTCAATACTATGAAACCTCAGTAGGACTTCGTATGTTAACACGACTCCAGAATAGGAAAGATAATGAAGGTTGAACTATATGCTGACGGATCCGGGAATACATTCGACTCTGATGGTGGCTATGGATGGAGATGCGTCATCGACGGATCCTTGCATTCAGAGGGGAATGGATACCTCACGAAAGCTACTAACAATGTTGCAGAAATTACAGCTGCGATCGTCGGTCTTGAACACGTCTTCAAGATACTCAACACACAAGATGTACTCGCACAGGGTCCTCATGAAGTTGTGCTCGTCTCTGACTCACAGCTTGTACTCGGATATGCAAGCGGAGCATACCAATGCAAAGCGCTCCACCTTGCGCCACTCTATATCAAACTTAGAAGCATATACGGAACTACTAAAGCGACTACACGTTGGGTGAAGGGGCATTCCGGTGATGAGCATAATGAAGGCTGTGATCGATTGGCTAAAGCAGCTCGCCTTGGAAAAGGAACCACTGGCCTCGTTGAACCAAAACTTCCTTGCAGCCCGTAGAAAAACTCTCAATGAGATGCAATCACTTGATAAATTATCTCATGTGCTATTTCGTCTGAAGGTAATAGATATAGGACAAGATATTCTGCCGTGGGATTGGCCAGACAATAAAGAATTTAACTTTGCGATGTATGCTGCGAGAGTGAGACATGCTGAGGAACGCAAGAGGTCTTTACAAATTGCTAGTGAAGCTGAAGTTAAAGAGTCCGGATCCGAGCATGGTGCACGGGACATGGATATACTATCTAACAAGAAGAATGGCTAAGCGAGACGCAGTAGAGGAGTTAAAGAAACGTGAGCAAGAAATCAAAGATCGAAAAGCCTCTAAGAGAAAGTGACCACGTATCTAAGCGTGGTGTTCCATACTGGTTTGCTCCTGACTGGATCAGAGCTACTAGTTCTTCTGCTACATCGTTTGGCAAGATCGCTGCCATAAAAGAGAAGGATGGATCTGTCAACCTATACATGAAGAACAAAGACGGTGGCATGACCTATATCCAAGGTTCTATTCAAGCAGAGTTTCGTCAGTGGCACGAGGATCGCTCAATTGACTACATCTTATTAGGGATGGACATCGATGACATCATCGCCGATCAAGAATAAACCTCGCCGTCGAGTAGAGAACAAGATTTATGATATCAAAGCTGTTCGCCTGCTCACCAGCTTCCTTGGTAAAGCTACACGCATACCATCTTGTTACAGATCACATTATGACCCTGGTGTAACATCTGGACCATTCATTCAGCAAGTGTTTGGTTGGGGACTCAAAGAGTCTAAGGATTATGTTGAGATGAAGTACGACTACTACAATCAACAACAAGAAACTCCCCAAGATAGAGATGACGTCAGGCAATTCATCCATAAGGTTAAGCGCACTAGACAGGTCATGTCTATGTTGCGAAAGCTCAAACTACAGTCTCCAAACGAATCGCTTACCGCAGCGAAAGAATTCGTCGAGCGCATTGCACCGGCCCACTGACACTGCTACGCCGGGCCGCTCGCGTCCCGACGCTATAAACCCCTGTAATAAGGGAGTCCCAATGATGATACCATACCTAGTCGGGTTCGTTATCTACATCCTATCCGTGGTTGTATCGTATTCGAATGGTCTTAAGCAAACACATTGGTTCTTCCCAATAGGTTTGATTCTTGCGGTCATTGTAAATTTCTTATGGCTATATATCGCGAAGGAATCTCCGCTTAAGGATCAGCTATACGTGCGTGCTTTGATTTGGGACTCCATGATTGTGGGAGCATACGTGCTCGTGCCACTAGTCCTATACGGAGTCCGGCCAACGGGTTACACGTTAGCCGGATGTGTCTTCATTGTATTGGGTCTTATCTTAACGAAGCTGGGTTGATATGAGAGACGGCAAAAAGATGTGGACCAATAATTCAGATCTATATGAACTACTCCAACTCCTAGAAAAACTAGGAATATCAAGGAGTAATCACAATTATGAATTTAGATACTGGTCAACGTATTGGGAAAGAGTCCCGAACGCATCGAACCGGCTTGCAGAGCGGAGTAAGAATTCCCCACAGAAAAACGTGGGGAACGCCGTTGACTAGTATCACTTGATTGGGCACACGCCACCTTCGCACTCTAAACTATCCATAAACTCGAACTCTTCTTCAATACCATGAATAGGTGTAGTGTTAGCACGTAGAGTATTGTACTGATCTTCAGTGATCTCTTCGTACGGAGCTTGTGTGAACCCATGGTCGTTATGTAGTAAGAAGCTAACAGTCTTATGGGAGTTATTGTAGTTAGCAAGCAACCAAGCTTTGATGTCTTCAAGCTCTTCCTTGCGGTAGTAGACAGTACAAGAGACAGAGTTGTCAGACCATTCAGTTTGAAGCTTCTTAACCCATTTGAGCTGATCGATAGCTGTAGTATCGTTCGCCAATACTGTTCCTTTAGGATACGAGCATGGGAACTCCACTACCATGGTGTTCTTATCGTCTGTTCCATCGAAGTTCTTCTGGTACTCTACTTTGTACCCATTGGTGCGACAGACGGCGATTAGCGGAGAGTCTGATGCCATGCGGATACGACGGATGAAGTGTTGGTAGATAGCTGGGTGAACGCCTGACGTAACCCCAGCGAGTGTGCTAAGTGTTCCACTAGGCTTAACAGTAGTAAGCTTAATAGATTTCGGCCAACCCTTCTCAGCAGAGTAGCGAGCGTCATATTGACGTAAATGCTTATAGCAGTCAGACAGCCACGAGCGTTGTTCATCAGATGCTTGAAGGATACCAGTCATGCCTATGCCCATACGCATGTTGCGGTGAACGACTTCTTCTGTCTCTGGGTGATGGCACGACAGAGCTAACGAATGCTTGTTGATCCTGTATAGAATTGTAGCAACGTCCATAAGCTCTTCTTTAGAAGCGATGTTAGGCAAGAAGATCTCAGCGAGACAGCAGGTCTCTTTGTCTTCTAACGATTGCTCTGCGCAAGGATTAAAGCCGATGATCTTTTGATCTGGGTACATGTCGCCATCTGCTAAGCGACCGACTTCACGGGCGAGCTTAAGATTGATGAGTCCGTAAGGTTCACCGTTACCGATGTAACCTTGCCAGAATGCTTCAGGGAGAAGTGCCATGTCATTGCATACAACCGAGTTATTAGACATCGCGCGCCAGTTAGGGATATTGCCTAAGTCCCAACGCTTAGCATTGAGGAACTGAAGGTCATCCATATCACCGATAGCGATCTGAGCTGAGCGACGTACGTTACCAGATACAACGATGTATCCGATGATGTTCATGATGTCTAGGCAATCGATAGGACGAACCTGTTTGCCACGACGAGAGTCAAGCACCTTGCAGATCTGCTCAATACCCCAGCAGAGCTCTTCTGGTCCTGATGCAGTACCACCGAAGCTCTTGATTGGAGCACCTTTGCCACGGACGAGAACAGTAGAGTACGAGAAAGACTTACCTTCTACGAGATAAGCGGAGAGCGTGTGTTCAAGAAGCTTAACCCATCCTTCACGAGAATCAGGAATAATGAAGTCAGCATCGTTAGTATCTTTGCGTGTGACCTTGATCTCGCGATCCATTACAGGTGGGATCTTATATACGTACTCGCGTTGGATGTTGTATCCTACGCCAGATCCAAGCATGAGCATATCAAATGCCCAAGTGAAAGGACGAATTGGATGATCTACGAGAGTGACTGCGCAGTTCTGAAGCGATGCGAGTCCAAACTTCTCTACTGTCTTTGTTCCAAGTTGCCAGAGGAAACGTCCCGCGACAATTCCTTTTAGTCCGAGCATATAGTCTCGAGCTCGCGCACGCTCAGCTGCAGTGAATCCAACATTGAGTTGTGTGTCTGCTGCGTTAAGGACTCGTTCAACCGTGTCTGTGAATTCTTCCGTAGTGTCGTTCATCTTGCGAGAGTAAGTTCTCTTGTACGTAACATAGCCAATCTCGCCCCATGGAGTCTTCACATTCATGTTGTATTTCCTTTTAACTTTTTATTTGAATTGCGGTCGTTCGCGGTATGATAATCTTACCAGAAATGAGGAGCCAAATAATGCAGAGTGATGACAAAATTATCGAAGAATTATCGAATGTTTCTTCTTCAGAAAAGCTAGTCGAATTATTATCTTGTACGCCTGGAGCTCAGGAGTTAATTGTGTATTGTGCGAGAGTTTCTGCGCCACAAAATCAACTTAAGTTCGACACTTCAATTAGGTTGATAAATTATCTGTTAAAGCATAAACATTGGAGTCCATTTGAGATGGGAACTCTCACCATTCAAGTGAAAACCTCAAGAGGAATTAGTCCTCAACTATTGAGACATCGTTCTTTTACATTTCAAGAGTTTAGCCAGCGATATGCGGCGGTAGACGCAGGCGGACTTCAGCTATATGCTGCAAGAAGACAAGACGTAAAGAACCGCCAGAATTCAATAGACGATCTGTCAGAATTAGTAAAGCAAGAGTGGCTCGATCGCCAAGACCAGAATTGGAAGAGTTCATTTGAACATTATACTTGGGCGCTTGACAATGGGATTGCTAAGGAATGTGCTAGATTTGTATTGCCTCTCGGTTGCTCAACTACACTCTATATGAGTGGATCTATTAGATCGTGGATGACTTATTTTATGACAAGACTTGATAAGTCAACTCAACTAGAACATAGAGAAATTGCAGCAGCAGCGTTTGAAGTTTTTGAAAAAGAGTTGCCTGATATAGCTCAATCTTTAAGAGAAAACTACACTGAACTTTTTAGTTAAGGTTCGTATGTGGTATCATTAAACCATGAACAATCCGCATCTAAAAGAAGAAGTATTAAATAAGCAATTTGGCCGACTATATGTTGAATCTACTTTTGTAGGCGAGAGAGGTCGACTTTATACTAACTGCATTTGCTCTTGTGGAAATAAGGTTAAGGTGAATGCCAGCAATTTAAAACGCGGAAGCAAGAAGAGCTGTGGCTGTCTGAAGAAAGAACATCTAAAAAGCTTTATTGGCAACCTAGCAAGAGGTAAACAACCAGCTCATACAAAGCCCGTTGGTGAAGCTGCCATGAATTATGTCTATAAGAACTATAAAGGTTCAGCAAAGTTAAGAGATTTAGTCTTTGAGATTTCTAAAGAGGATTTTAGTCTTCTAACTAAAATGGATTGTCATTATTGCGACATGAAGCCGTCGACTTTAATGAACGATTCTAGACTGAATGGTGCTTATGTCTATAATGGTCTTGATAGAAAAGACTCTTCGCTTGGATACATTAAACAAAACGTAGTTACATGTTGTGAAAGCTGCAACAGACTTAAGTCTGATTTAGTTTCTTACTCAGAATTCTTAGAAATCATCAAAGTCCTCAAGTTACTAAGAGGACCTTTGATTTGGTAATCAGCACATCTCTCCGTCGCCCATGTCGCCTTTCTTGGCTTCGCCGGCTTTAGCTTTCGCTTCCATACCAGCTTTACCGTATTTCTTCTCGCCTACAGAGTAAGCAATAGCGCCGGCTGATTCTTTCGACTTGCCTTCATGCTCGAGTTTGCTTTCGAGCTCTTTGAATGCAGATTTCTTGAAAGACCATTGGCCGTCTTTAGACATAGCCATAGCTTCCATTCCGCATCCTTCGCCCATCATCATTGCTTCATCTTTAGCCATTTTGCCGAACTCAGCGTCCATAGCTTCTTTTTCAGTCTCTTTGTCGCTCTTACCAAGCATCTTGTCAGCAATTTTGGCAGCAGGAATTTTGTAGGTACCTGAGTCGATCTTGCCTTGAAGTTCTTTGATCTTTACTTCTTTGGGTGCAAGCTTAGGGTTAGCTGCATCTTTCTCTAATTCTTCTTCAGACTTGATCATATGACCTTTGGCTTCATAGTGAGCCTTAGCTGCATCATGAGTGTCGAACTCTTCTGGGTGCATAGCTACTTGGCCTGCCTTCCAGTTATAAGCTTTAAACTTGCCATTGGAGTGCTTACCGATGCTAACGGCTTGTGGCTTAGGTGCTGCAGGAGCAGATTCAGCCTTGATGATTACCTTACCGTAGGGTTTCTGTGGGTCAGCAGGTTTCTGCGACTTCGGAGTATTATCCTTGATTGTAATCTTTCCGTATCCGGTGTCTGGCTTCACGACATCAGCTTTAGACAGCTCTTCTTTAGCTTCTTGGAGTTTCTTTATGAGTGCGTCGATTTTATCCATTATGACCTCGTTCTCACTCTATTATATCTTTATGTTCGGTTAGATAATTTGCCGCAGAAATGCAAAACTCTGGATTATCTTTAAAGTAACCAAGTCCTCTATTGCATCTATTACACAATAAGGCCCTTACTTTGCCCGTTCTATGACTATGATCCACAGAGAGCATTAAAGTTTCTTTGCTTTTTGAATTAACTTTTGTCTCATATTGTTTGCAAATTGCACACTTACCGTCTTGATTTTTCAGCATTAACTTATATTGCTCGAGAGTAATTCCATAAACTGACTTAAGATCCCTATCCTTTTGTATTGCCTTAGATACAGACCTTTGATATGCTTTTCTTTCTTCTGATTTAACCACGTAGTGGCCTTTAACTTTACGAGAATTGCATTCTTTACAATAAGAGTATAGACCATCTTTATTGGTTTTGCATTTTGGAAAATCACCGACAGATTTTGACTCATTACATCTACGACATTGTTTTACCATATTAGCTATTTTACTATGTCAACTCTATTAGTTATGAATTATGGCCAAGTACAATTCTTTTACTGGAAAGGTGGTTCTAATGGAAGACGATACTCTTAAGCTCCCAGAAATCTGGGTTACCAAATTCGACGAGGAACACGCGCAAAAGTTCAGAGCATCAGTTATAGCTATCGCTGCAACTGACCCCAGCCGACCTATTACTATTCACATCGACTCTTATGGTGGCTATGTAGACGCCTTGGCCAAGATGATTGAGACCATTGATGAAGTCCCGAACCCCATTGTTACTGTCTGTATGGGTAAGGCAATGAGCTGCGGAGCTGTCCTATTGTCACACGGGGACGTCCGTTTCTTGGGCCGACACTCACGTGTCATGGTCCACGAAGTCTCATCTGGGACCGGCGGGAACGTACACGACATGAAGGCAGACGTTAATGAGACTACTCGCTTAAACGAGTATTTCATGGGTCTGTTGGCACGCAACTGCGGCTTCAAGAACTATGATGAATTCCGCTCAGTTATCAAGCAACAAGACGGAACTGATCGTTACTTAGTCGGCCAAGAAGCTGTTAAGTTCGGCATCGTAGACACTATCGGTACACCTAAGGTCTTTGGTAAAGTTCAATACGAAGTTACTAAACAACCCATTAAGGCTCCGTTTGCTTCACGTCAGAAGCAGTCAATTACGACAGGTAAAAAGACTGCTGGAAAACGCAAATCGTCTCCTAAAAAGAAAACCGATACTAAGAAACGTTAATGGGAGGTCCTATGTCGGATCAAAACGAGCAAAAAGCAACAAACGAAGTAGATCAAAAGGTCGCAATCTCCCCTGAAGATTGCAATGCCGCTCTTGATTTTTGGAGACACTTTAATATCCCAATTCCTGCTAACTTACAGGCTGCCATGGATGTATTCGCTAAGGATCCAACTTGGCAGAACCAAGAAGTAGTGAAGTTGGAGATCTGCAAAGCTATCTCTGAGACTGATCATCAGGCCTTCAAGGATGAGATGTTCAATAAGATTGTTGAAGAGACTGCAGCTGTATCATTCGACTTACAATTCGACCAAGACTTGGAGAAGACGCTCGACGTTAATAACAAGTAAGAGTGCCCGTTAGTTAGACACCGTCATCTGGGTCCTAGTGGCCCGGGTGATATAATGTTCTTAACGAGGAGTCTTCTTGAGTAAAAAATTGAAGCGTCGAATTCAGCAGCTCTGTGGCCTTGATAAACTAAGTCGCGAGGAAAAAGTACTCCGCGCTAACGAGATTCTCAACTCTGTTGAACTTAAACAGGCTATTTGCCATGAGATACTTGGAACTAAGTTCAAAGATATCGAAAAGGCTATGCTCGATGCTCTCAAAGAAAGACAGCTTACCCCTGAGCAAGAAGAAGAGTTTGAACTCCGCGAGTCTCATCCTGAGAAGTATGAAGAACCTGAGTTTGATCCTGAGTTAGAGTTTAAGATCAATAAGAAAGCCGCCGACAAGCCTAAGAACGGCCCAAGCGCTTATGGAACTTATACTCGTGAGCAGGTTGCAGAGCTTCTTGCTGCTTCTAATGCTCCGTATGAACAGCCTCCAATGATGACGATGCCTAAGAACTATCCGACCTATTCACGCGAACAGGTAGAAGAATTAATGCGTGAGCATTACGCGTATGAGATCGAAGAGAAGAAACGGAAAGAAGAGCGTGACAAATGGGATTCTCAGAAGACGACAGGATTAGGGCCAAAAACCGGACATCGAACGAAGCCTACGAACTCTTCGAAGGATTAAAGTCGATGAACTATGATTCGGCATATATCAAACGATATGCCGAATTTGCTAGGCACGAGACTAAATGTAGTTTCCGAAATGAGATACTTACACGAGTAATAAGACTTGCGGAAGGTGTTTCGAATGAAAAGCCTAAAGGTTCTAATACCTAGTATAGCTATAATCGCTGGCTGTTCGGCCAGTGAGGCAAATACCACGCCTCCGGCTAAAGAAGTGGTTACTCAGGCTAGCAAGCTACATCATCTTATTAAGATCGCAGTTATCGACACAGGTATCGCCGATTCTTTACGCTATTCCCCAATGATCTGCGAGACCGGAAGCAAGGACTTCACTGATACTGGTCTGACAGATCATCATGGCCATGGCACTCATATCGCTGGTCTCATCGATCAATATGCCAAGAACAAATTCCTAGGTTATGGCGTCTATCCTAAGACAATTGCAAACATGAAAGCTAATTTCTGCATCGTGGTTCTGAAGTATTATGACCCCACTAAACCTTACAATAATAACCTCGAATCAATGAAAAAGGCTATTAGGGCTGCTATAGACGAGAAGGTAGACTTTATCAACATCTCTGGTGGCGGTACTGACTCAAGTTCAGAAGAGAAAGCTCTTGTTGAGGAAGCCTTGAACAAGGGTATCACTCTGGTATTTGCTGCAGGCAATGAGAAGTCTGACATCGATCAGGCTGGCAAGCATTACTATCCTGCTTACTACGACAAGCGCATCGTTGTTGTCGGCAATAAGGAAGAGAGTGGCAAGAGAGCACCAACTTCTAACTATGGTTCGACTGTAAAAGTGTGGGAGTTTGGTACAAACGCACGCTCGTATTCATCTGCTGAAGGTCAAGCATTCATGACTGGAACATCGCAAGCAACAGCGATTAAGACTGGCAAAATGGTGCGAGAACTACTCGGTAACCAATAGTGTCTAATCCTTATCCAGGGTATCATTAGAAGATGAACCTGGAGTTAATTATGATCGTCAGACAGATCCTTAAAAGAATGTCAATTCTTTTCTTGTCATTGTTCTTCACCCTAGTGGTTGTCGCAGCCGTAACTCCTAATAAGCCAATTGAAACAGTCACCATGACAGCTCAAAATACGATGGTGCTCGAGGGTGAGTTCACCGCGGTATCCGTCAACACTTGGTTCAATGCCATCATTGGTAAGCGCGTGATGGTTCCACAAGACCAGAATATCTACCTTATTATTAACTCTGGTGGCGGACAATACGACCAAGCAGTCGTACTCAGAAAGCTAATAGCTCAACTCCCCAATGTCGTAGTTATCTGTAAGTACTGTGGCTCTGCTGCAGGATACATCCAAGCAACCAGTCTACATCGCCTTGTCGTAGCAAACTCTAGAATGATTATGCACGAGATGTTCTGGCAACACGCAACTGCTAAACTAGTTCACAATACTCGTGCCATCGAGGGCTTACAGAGATCATCTGATGAGTTCGACGAAGCCATCTACTCTGTGATTGGTATGTCTAAGGCTGATTACGAAAAAAAGATCACCGATACCGAATGGTCTGTTGACTCTGAAGAGATGGTGAAGTTACACCTCGCTCAGAAGATCGTTAAGCTCGATTGCGACGTGTATATCTCTTACCTTGCTCCTCATACATGCTCGGGCACTGACGAATAATCTGATCGTATAATCCTCTATAAGGAGGGTCTATGATCATCGCATACATGTTTATTCTGCATTTTGTGGCAGATTTTATATTTCAATCGCGTGAGATGGGTCAAAAGAAGAGTTCAGAGTTTATCTGGCTCGCAAAGCACCTGGCTATTCAAACCGCATTCTTCTTATTTGGACTTATGATCGTTGTCAATCCGTTGATAGCACTTAAGATTGCCCTACTAAATTCCCTTATTCATGGCGTGATTGATTGGAACATCTGGCGCTTATATAAGGCAAGCGCCTACTATCGAATCAAGAAAGAAGCTGATGCCTTCACAATTTCTCAAGAAGAGAAAAATAAGTGGATGGCTGAGAGTGGTAAGAACTGGCAGTACTGGAATGATCACCTGTTTTACACCACAATCGGGTTTGATCAGCTCTTGCATGGTCTAACCATTCTTGCTATGGCTGGGCTGTTCTTATGAGAGTAGCAATATATCCAGGAAGCTTTAACCCGTGGCATAAAGGTCACGAAGAAATACTAAATAAGTCATTGCTCTTGTTCGATAAGGTTATTATTGGCATTGGTAATAACCCAGAAAAGAACTTCAATAACCCTCACAATAACAATCCAATCTTTAGGATTCCAGAACACGTTAGATATAACGATCAGTATGTTGATGTGCAAACTTATGACGGACTACTTCCTGACTTTGCAAAACATGTTGACGCAGTAGCAATCATTCGTGGCCTACGTGACGGCAAAGATCTAGATGCAGAGAAGACTCAGCAGTACTGGTGTGAGGACCTTGGACTTACGATTCCGATCGTATATTTCATCTGTGATCGCACTTTGGTTCATATTTCTAGCTCTGCAATCAGAGCAGTGGAGAAGTTTAAATGATTATTTATTTTTACTAACGTAATCTGCAGCTGCCAACAGTATATGTTGTTCATCGTTTGCAAGACCAAGCATTCTATTATGTTTTTGACACAATAGGCCTCTAATTTTACCTGTTTTATGACAGTGATCGACTGCTAAATATCTCAACTTCCCTCTATGATCTTTAGAAGTTTCTGGCTGTTTACATATAGCACAAGTGTGATTCTGACTTGCAGACATTTTCCTATATTGTTCTAATGTTATGCCAAAACTAGTTCGCAACTTATAGTCTTTAACTTTATCTGGATTATTGTCATAATATTCTTTGCATTTCTTGTTGGTTTTTTCTTTATTGCGTCTACACCACTCTCTTGCAGTTTTGTTGACACTTTCTCTATTTTGTACTTGATATTCAGCTTGTCGCCTTTTACAACATAATTTGCACCATGGTTGTAGTTTATCTTTGCTCTTTTGATTTTTAGCAAAGTTAATTAATGGTTGAGGATTTACTTGTGTACAACTAGAATTGGAACAATTTTTCATATTCTGATTATATCATATAACTGGATAAATTTGATCTTATGGTGGTGAAATACATGAAAACTTTGCCGGTTTTGTATAAAAAAGCTAGTTCTGGTAAGACTCAAATGTGGTCAATTGGTGTTGATGGCAATAACATTATTGTTAACTTTGGGCAACAAGACGGTAAGATTCAACGCACTGAAGAAGTAATCAAAGAGGGCAAGAATGCCGGTCGTGCGAACGCTACTACTCCTGAACAACAAGCATTAGCCGAAGCCACTGCAAAGTGGGAAGGCAAGATCAAGAAGGGATACGTTGAAGACGTTTCCCGTGCTGAAGCTGGCGAAAAAGACATCGACGGTGGATATGACTGCATGCTTGCTCACAAGTTCGCAGACCACGGCCATAAGATCAAGTATCCAGCGTACACTCAACCTAAGTTGAACGGTCACCGTTGTCTTGCTACCATTAAAGACGGTGTTGCTAAGCTCTGGTCTCGTACTCGCAAGCCCATCACAAGCTGTCCTCATATCGTAGAGGAGCTTCAAAAGATCTTCACTACTGGATACCACGAGATCGACGGAGAGCTTTACAATCACGCCTACAAAGATAACTTCGAAGAGCTTGCTTCATTGATTCGTCAAGAAGTGCCTGCGAAGAACTGTACTGAGGTTCAATACCACGTGTACGACAAGCCATCTAAGGATGGTTTTGCTACTAGATTTGAAAACCTTCGCACTAGCGTTCATTGCTACGAGATGGTCAACGGTATGTGCAACTACATATTCGTTACTGAGACTGTATCTGTTAAGACTGAAGACGACATGATGAATGCGTTTGAGTCTTTCTTGAAGCGTGGATATGAAGGCGGAATGGCTCGCAATATCGAGGGCGAGTACCAAGGTAAGCGTAGCTATGGACTACAGAAGATTAAAGAGTTTCAAGACGCAGACTTCCAAATCGTCGGTATTAAAGAGGGTCGTGGCGGCTATGCTGGCTGCGCCATCTTCGTATGTCATTCGCCTACTGCACCCAAAGGTGAGGACACGTTTGATGTTAAGATGCGCGGTCCTAAAGAACGCCTAATGGACTTCTTCAACGACCATTCATTGTGGCAGGGTAAAACCCTTGTTGTTAAGTACCAGTATATCTCTAAGTACGGTATCCCAATCTTCCCCGTCGGCGAGCGGTTTAAGGATGAGTTATGATGTTTGCAACCTACTTCCTGTATCTTTACCTTGAACCAACTCTATTGGTACTCTTTGTATTGGTGAACTAATGATCTCAATCGCAGAGTTAGAGAAGCTTAAAGCAATCGCTGCTGCGTCCACTAAAGTTAATGAGTGGTATGCCAATGGCGGTACAGTACGTGGACCATTCAATAGATGGTTCAATGTTACAGATGTGCCAGAACAGTATAAGCAACATGTTGCATGGTGCGGCGATGACGCTCAGTTTGCTGCAGCTGCAATGAACAACATGGTAAAGCTTATCGAGTGCATTGAGGACCTACGCAAGCAGAGAGACGAGCTAGAGCTGCAGCTAGGTATCGAGAATATGGTTATTGACGGCAAAGAGCCTGGGGAGATCTAATGGAGTTCTTATTCTTACCGATGGACAATGAGACAGGTGGATTGAGCAAGGGTGTTTCCCTGCTCTCTACCTATCTTGAAGTAGTGAACACTAAGCTGGAAGTAGTAGACTGTCTGTCTATGTTCGTCAAGCCTAACGATGGAGTCTACCACGTTGAAGCTGGTGGTCTTGAGATCAACAAGATCAATCTTGTGAACCACGACAAAGTCTCTATCACTTACTCTGAGGCAGGACAGAAGTTGTTCCGGTTCTTACAGAAGAACTCTAATGACGGCAAGATCCAGTTAATTCCTGTCGGTAAGCAGGTCCATCGCGATGTAGCCTGGTTGCAGGAGCATTTGCTGGGCAAGAAAACGATGGATAAGTTCGTGTCTTATCGCACAGTTGATATCACTGGCATTGCATTCAGTCTTCTGATTAAGGGTAAGCTTCCGCCAGACCTTGGTCTGTCTTTAGGCTCATTGGTAGAATACTTCAAGATCGTAATACCTGGTGAAGTACACGAGGCGAAGTACGACACGCAAGCCACTATGGCTGTGTGGATGAAGCTGATGGAGATGATGTGAGCGTACACGGGAAAGTATCTAGAGAGATTCAGTGCTTACAGAGGTTGCAGGAAACGACTCAGCAGCTAGATGAAATCATTTACTTTCTGAAACAAGAACTTCTCATCGATGATGGTGTTATTCGTACAGTAAAGCAGCAGCCAGACCATGCTAAAGAGGTGCAGAAGCTACTCTCTGGTCTCAAAGCTGCAGGTAAACTTCAGCTCTGTCAATACGAGTGGACAGTGCTTCCTGTAGAGAACATTAGAGTCTTTATTATTACTGATAGGAATCAAAAAGAATTTACGTTTGGAGGCTGATATGCTGAGACTTTTATTTCTTGCTTTTGTTATTTACATTTGCCTAGTGGGCTTTTCATTTAATACGCTCGGAATCCACGTACACTTGAACGGGTTCATTGGGAGTTTAAAATGAGCTTAGGTCAAAAAGAAGCGGTTATTGCTGAGATTTTACTTCAGGTGCCGCAGTTTAATAAGTATGTTGATAACGCTCTTATTGCTCTTAGTTCTGCTCAACTTGAGACGGTGAAAGCTAACGTGATGAATGGTATCATCAATGGTCTCATCGACTACTCTAAAGATAGAAACAACCACGGCGAAGTCCGTAGCTATGCACGAAGCATGGTGATGAACCACATTAAGAAAGCCAAGGAATTAAACGGTGGAAACAGCTTTACTAGTACTCCTGTTAGCATCAGCGATCCAGTTCCTCGCACGATCCGAGTCAAAGCGAAAATCGTGCCCAAAGGTGTGAACCCTGACCTATTGCCACAAGAGTTAGCTGACTACGCTAGGACTCTAGTGTGACAGGATCAGAGTATCTTAAGTCTATTCGAATGCAAGCCGTGGATGAGAAGCTAGAAGAGATAAAGGCACATATAATGAACCTGCGTCTATTCCTTCACAAGCTAAATGCTGTCAACTTAGGTGACTCAGTTTTTAGTTCGCACAGTTTCATAATGAAACATTCCCCTTTGGGGAAACCACCAACACGTGTATAATATGTCTTCGCGGGGTGACTGGAAGAAGTGCCAGCTTGGCCTCATAAGCCAAAATGATGTGAGTGCAAGTCTCACCCCCGCAACCATCTTTCTATGAAACCTATTCATCCTGCAGAATATCTTAAGAAAGAAAATGCCACTAGCGCTATGATGCCTCTACTCCGCCAACTCAAAGTTATTAAAGGCGATCGCTACCTAACAATGGATAATGTCAGACTTTTCATTTACAGACAAAAGTATAAGTAATCTGAATATATAAACATTCAGAGGTGCTAATGGGATTTTTAACTGTTGCTGTTCTGGTCTGTACTATGACCCAGCATGGAAACAAACAAGTTCTTTCATGCACTGATCACGGTACATCTAATCTTCGTACCGAGCAGATCGTATCTAAGAAAGATATTAAATACACTAAGTGTTCTAATGTTACCTGCGATCTAACTGAGTGGGATGGATGCAAGTACACTCTTAATGACAAGACTGTAGTTTACTCCAGCGAAACATGCGAATAGAGGAGACTAGACATGAAGCAGTTTTTAGTAAGACTTAATTCATTACTTTTAATTATGTTCTTTATTGGTGGCCTATTCCTGTTTTTAACAGATGGATACAAAGCTGTTACTATAGATGATACGCATTACGTTACTGGCGACTTTGGTAAAGATATGATTGAACAGTTCGCAAAATACTCTGACTGGGAATGTCGCTACTATCCTGACAAAGGTGAACCTCAGTACAACATTGAGAAAAATTGCATAGATTCAGCCTATAAAGGAGCGATGAGATCGAAAGCTGATGCAGAGGTTGGCGTAATCTGCTCCATCTTGTATCACACTCTCGGTGTGAGCGGAACAACTATGGCTCTAGGCACTGCTGTCGGCATGGCAGTAGTTGGATTCATCCTGATGTGGATCACTGAGTACGAAAGAGAGATCGACTAATGTTTAATAATGAAGTTACTTACCACGATAAGTGGAAGACACCTGAGAACGAGAAGGCTCTTGCAGAGCTAGAGCGTAAGTACTTCAGTAAATCTGAGTGCTCACCTGATTGTCCACTAGCTTGGGCACCAGAAGTACTTGAGATGATGGATCTGCTCCAGAAGGAATTAGGCTTCAAGCGCAATGAATCTACTATGCGCGGTTACTATATCCGAAGCGGAGCCGGAGCTTGGTTTATCGTTGAACCCTGGAAGAACATGTTCCACGCTATTAAGACTCAATTGGGTTTTGGTAAGCACGGCAAGTACCGAGAGAAAAACCCCATTAAGGCGATTGGCAAAGTTATCAGTAGCTTCTTCCATAGCTATTTCTATGGCGCAAAAGCTCTTAAGATTAAGTATGTTAACCCTATACTCAATAAGATTGATAAGCCCAAGATCACTCTTGGTCAGCTGAAAGAGAAGTACGGAACGCTTCACTGCTACTTTCATACTCCTGATGCATACGAGGAATATGTAGAGAAGCAGGTTCGCATCTGTGAGATCAAGATTGCTATGAAAGGTGCTTACACACCCCTTGAGTCATTCTGGGATGCAGGTGTCTCTTATAACATTGAGAATGAATACAATCCCGACTCTGTTTCAGTTACGTATGGTGAGTATAACGGTAAGAGAACAGTAACTCTAAAGAAAACGACTTACCGCAAGGTCATGAAAGAGATGGGGATTGATCTACAAGCTCTGCAACAAAAGATCTTCGAAGATACAGTTCTAAAGAATAAGGATCAAGATGAAAATGGCAAATCGGGTAGTTGATTACAAGCGTAGATATGGCGACAAGTGGGAAGGACATCGTCCTAATAAAGCTAATTGGATGTCTAATGACTATAGTGTGTCACCTAACTCGTTAATGTTTCATTCTGATCATGCTTATGTAGGATATGTTGATGGAACTTCTGGTAGCTATGGCATCAATAAGAAAACATGGTTAATATCTTCGCAAGGGATTAACTTTGATGGTAACCATGTAGGTAAGAATGAAGAAGCATGAGCAGTTTACTTGGGCTACTCAATAAGTTTAAGAAGGCTCTAGCTGAGGGCAAGAGAGTGTTCCGCTGGGGTGACCCAGGATATGGATTAGAGTATAACACATTAAAGGAAACACATAAGGTATCGAGAAGATTATGGAATGCAGACATCGCGAGAAACCCTCGAGTTGTTGGTTCCGGTCCTAACGATGAGTTTCTTCGTAAAGATGTAATGAAAAAGAAGAACAGAGCCCACGGCAAGAGTGGTTATGTTCACTACAAACAAGAAAAAGTGAATGGCAGAGGGAGCTCATAATGATTGACGAAGGCAAGTTCGTACTGAAGAAGAAAACATCCTTTAACGACATGAACGCTGGTCTAGAGAACGAGCTCCCTGAGTCGGATCTCTGCTTCCAGGATGGTCAGTTCATCTATCAGTATAAGTTTGAGAAGCCTGAAGACGAGCGCCAGTACGAGATCAAGCCTGGCACTTTCGTCTTCACTAAGACGATGGCTGGTCTTGGACTTCGTCCAATCGAGTTTAAGAAGCGTAACCTCCTTGAGACGGTTACGAACACCACTAAGATCATGGCTGAAGCCAACAAGTTCTTCTCGCGTCTCCACGTGTACGAGAAGCTTGGTCGCCTTAAGAAGCGTGGCGTATTGCTCTACTCTGCCCCAGGTATGGGTAAGAGCTCTGCTATCGAGAAGTTCTGTTCTGACCTCATCGCTGAAGATCCAGGTACAGTAGTTATCATGTGGCCGACCTCAGAGATCGAGGCTGATGATATCGCCAAGCTCCTGTCTACTAACAGCAAGTACACTGCGGATTGCACCCGCATGATCCTCGTCATCGAGGACATCGGTGGAGGCGACAGCGAGCGTCATCGCTCTAACTCGGGTGTTGACTCGGGAATGTTGAACCTCCTTGATGGCGTTGGGGTTGTATTCAGCCTCCCTACGTTCATTGTAGCTACTACTAACCATCCACAGAGCCTGTTGGCATCTCTCGCAGATCGCCCAGGTCGCTTTGACCTCATGTTGAAGCTCGCTCCTCCGAGTCATGACGAGAAGATCAGCCTGATGACATTCATCAGCAAGCGTGATCTCACTGAAGACGAGAAGGAATGCCTTGGCACAAAGGGAACTGAAGAGTTCTCGGTTGCCCACTTGGAAGAGATCGCTGTCCGTGCAGAGCTCGATGACAAGACCTATATGCAGGTTGTGAAAGAGATCGTCGAACACTCTAAGCTCTTCAAGCGTGACTTCGAAGAGAAAGCAAAAGGCCGCTTGGGTCTTGGCTTCGGCGGAGACGATGACTAGAAATTTCTGGCACTACGGTCCTAACAATGACTTCTGGGCGGAGCATAACCCTCCGCAGGGAAGTACTTGGATGTATACGTTTGATGACCATGAAATTATTAGAGAGACTCGAAACCTTCTATATCTGCTACACCTTTTAAAGGTTGTTGAGTGCGACTATGTATATGAAGGTCTGGATGGAATAAGGATATGTGGCAACCGATAGAAGGCTTTGACGGTAACCTTTATTATCGTTACTTCCATCATTTAGGCGACCTCGATCCGTCAGATAAAGTCTTAGAGGATGTATTTAAGCGACATCTTCTTTTAGAGATGCTTGATTACCTTAAAGTCCTGACCTATGTTAAAGACTACGACGGTTGTTACGAGATCATTCTCAAGGCGAGACTATGAAGTGGTCAGACTACTACAAGATAGTTCAGATAGATATTCCACAAGAAGAGTGGAATGATGATATATTCAGTGATGACTATGCTTGGTGGAAGTTTGAGCTACATGATCCAGATGGAAGAGTAGTCGGCACATACAGAGACTATAAATACGCTAAGAAACAAGCAAAGTATAAATTCAAGACAATTATGGCAAAAGTTGAAAGACTTTTATTAGCCTAAAATACAGGGATGAAGCGCGTCCACCCGCTTCCTGTACTAAATTTACGGTGGAATGGCCTACACGAGTAGCATGCTGTAGAGTAGGACCAAACCATATAGGCATGTCGGGAAACCACCGGTAAACTAGCTGGAGCAGTCTGAACGGCTGGGGAATTATGGCGTACTTGTTAAAAGATGAATGGGTTGACTGGTGCGGGGGCGATGACATCAAACCCGCTATTCCTTAACCCTCTAAAGATGATTCGTATAATGATATTTCAAATGTCCGCTAAATTAAAACAGGAGTAATGAATGGCTAATTTCTCGACTAAAAAGTACACTCGTCCGGTGCTTGCTAAAGAACTTCGCAAATTGGGTGCGAACAACTTCTCTAGCTTTAACACACTGGCAACTGCACTTAGCCCGCGCGTAGGATTGCGCAGTGCTAAAGTTGCTGCATTGAAGTCCGTGGTTGGTGTTAGCAATCTTCGTGACGTATTCAAATACGCTGAAGGTTCGGATGCAAAAAGCATCCTCATCTCTCTGGTTCGTAACGCTTAATCAATTTTTAGACAGAAGCTTAATAATGGCGGCAAAAGCTTTGGAGGACCGCACTGTCTAATCTTTCTTTACATCTAGCTGAACGATGGGCGCCTGAGCATCCAAGACGGATTTCTCAGGCGTTTTGCTTTCATCTACGAACAGATGTGGATCAGCTACTTCTTTCTTGATCTCGTTGAATTCTAGCTTAGGAATACGAGTGCGGCTCGTACGCTCATACAAGCTCTTCACTAAGTCCTTCATCTCTTTAACATCTACTTCTTTACGCATAGCTACTTGGCGAGCCTTACGTAAGTTACCACGTTTCTTAGGTTCTAAGATGCGATCGGCGAGACCTAATGACACTGCTTCGCCGGCCGTCAGGTACACGTCCCGTTGACAGATGTCTAACCAGAACTCCTTGGGCATACGAGAGTTGGCTTCATAGATACCACAGAGTTGGTCCATGAGTCGCATGTTCTCAGCAGCGTCGATCTTAATGTCAGTGTGTTTTCCACCGCCACCAGAAGTAAGTTCATGAACCATTACAACGGTGTTAGCATGCAGATTACGCTCGTCACAGACAGACATTATAAAAGTGGCCGAGGACATGATAGGACCGCTTCCGAAGAAGCGAACCTGACAAGGGCATGCCAAGATCTCGTCGTGCAACCGGAGCATCGCGTACGTGTCTCCACCATACGAAGACATGTGTAGTTCAATAGGTTTATTAGGTGCATCCGAAGCCATTCTATGCATGGCTCTAACAGCCATCTCTACCGAGGCTAAAGTAAAGTCGGTGGCTTCAGTGGACTCTGCTGTATCTAAGTTAACACCAAAGTAGATTCGGCGATTTTTTACATCGACTCCGTATGCCAGATTATCTGTTAGCTCAGTGATTGCAGCCATAAATAACTAGTTCCTCTGATAAGATAGACTTAGGTATTTACATTATACCTGACAAGGGATTGCATGACAAAAGAGGAATTGGTCCATATCACACTGAAGTCACTCTGCGAGTCACTCAAGACTACTCCAGAGAACTTTCGTCTTGAGGATCCTAGCACTGGCAGTAACGGATTTCCCGGACCAACTGTGATCTGGCAATTCAAGGTCGAAGTCGAAGCGAATAAGTTCATATCTGATCCGCTTAATTCAACTAAGACTATCATAGTGAGCTATAACTCTATTGCGCGACAGCTAACCTGTCAGATTTATAATAAAGAAATCAACACTATGAGCTACTCCGGCCACGCTGATACGTCTGCCGTCGTACAATATCACCAGCATCTTCCCCTGTCTTTCAATAGATCCTATCGCATGTTCATGCGCTTGCGAAGAGATTTAATCGCTCGCAAGAACGAAAAAGAATACCTCGACTACATGAAGAAGCTAAACGCTATCTTCCCCACGACTGGTACCGACGAACTGTTCAAATAGAGCTACAGTTTTGGTACGTATAATCCGATATTAGATGGTCCTGTAAACGGAGGATTTAGATGTCGGATAACACCAAAGTGAAATCTCGTAAGAAGGTAGAAACCGTAGCAGAATATCTTGCTCGCGGCGGATCTATCCAGTTTGTTCCGGCGTCCTCTAAAGAGAAGCAACCAGATGTTACACGTAAGACAACCAATGGTGGTCCTGCTGTATTTCTGACTCTTGAGGAAGCAGATCTGTTCTTCGGTGAAACGAAGAAGCTGAAAACGAAGAAAGCCAAGTCGTCGTTCAGCATTGATCTCAATGCGCTTCCTCCTGCTTTACGGGAGAAGATACTGGCGAAAATTAGAGAGGAAACTGATGGCGAAGATTACGAAGAAGAACTTGAAGAAACCGAAGACGAATCCACCAGCGGCGGAGGTTCCACCCGCAAAGGTTGAGGAAGTCCTTCCCAAGCCGCGGCAACAACTTGATCCTGGCATGGTGAGTATCGCTATTAGCGAGTCTGACCTGCTTACGTTTGCTAACCTTATGTCGATCGTGACTAAGACATTTGAGAGTCTTGCTATGGAAGCTGCAACTAAAGATGATGCACCGACATTCAAGATCTTGCAAGCACGCTGGCAACTTAGTAATGCTTTTGCGACTAAGCTAGCGGATTGTGTAAAAATGCCTGAACCGCTGTCGAGAGACGTGCACTAATTCTGAAATTATATTAAAATAACGAAACATCTCTTTGGAGGAGATTAGATGAAACCTAGTAACATTTTCGCAGTATTGGATCTGGCATATAAGTCACGCCTTATGGGCAAAACAATCAACCCTATCTTCACCGGCGAAGCTGGTCTCGGTAAATCTGAGATCACCCAAGCATGGGTGAAAAAAGAGCAGAAGCGTAATCCGAACTTCGGATTCATCGATCTTCGTATCGCATACATGGAGGCACCGGATTTGATCGGGTTCCCTTCAGAAGGCGTTGACGTGAACGGTCTTGCTCGTACGAAGCATTTGCTCCCTGAATTCTGGCCAACTGAAGGTGAAGGCTTGATCCTTCTTGAAGAACCGAATCGTGGAACAACTGGCGTCATGAATTGTTTAATGCAGCTGTTGACCGATTTCAAAGTCCACAACTACACAGTTCCCGCAGGTTGGATGATTGCTTCATGTATCAACCCTGACTCGTCTGAGTACGATGTCAACACAATGGATGCTGCTCTTAAAGATCGTTTCGTTGAGTTCGAAGTTGAATTCGACCACGTTGCGTTCATCGATTTCATGGACGCTGCCAACTGGCATGATTCTGTCCAAATGTTCGTGTCTTCTGGTATCTGGACTTACAAGTCCACGAAAGAGATCGGTAAAGACGGCAAGTACATCTCTTCACGTACTTGGTCGAAAGTTAACGCTGCTGAGCTTGCTGGTGTCAATCAGAACCGCGCTCTTCACCGTTTGACTGTCTGCTCGATCCTCGGTAAAGACATCGGTAACGAATACCACAAGTTCTGCTACGACTCGGCTCCGGTTACTGCTCAGGATTTGTTGAAAGATCGTTCTGCAGCAATGAAGCGTCTCGTCTCTATGTCGGATCCACAGACATACCAAGGCGATATGATCGCTGCAACTGTTGAGTCCATCGAGAAATACTACGGTGGTTTGAAGAAAGATTGTAAGGCTGACCAGATCGACGAGGATATAATGGCAGAAGTTGCCAAGATCATCCCTGCCGATCACGCTGTAAACCTCATCAAACAATGTGGTTACAAGCAGTCGAAAGGTCAGATCACGAACTTCTTCAAAGAGTTCACTGGCCGCCATCCTGAACTGGTTAAAGTCCTTAAAGACAATATCAAAATCAGTCGTGCTACTGGCGTCGATAAAAAGACTAAGTAATAGCGACTATACCAACCTGGGTGTGACTCCTCCCTAGCACCCAGGTTGGTTCCTTTTCTTTAACCGGGGGCGACTCGTGCTGATACAATAGTAGTGTAACGAGGGAGACAATTATATGTCATCAAGAATTAGAGATCCTAAAGAGATTAAAAAGCAGATGGACAAAGAGTTCGTGCCAGTTGAGGAGAAATCCCAATGCTTGGCCACTACCATCTATGAGACTTCAAAAACGCACCCGTTCTTAGGATCGGTTCTGCAGTGCTTGACAATCTCCTATTCCCACCAACTTCCTACAGCCGGTATCATGTTCAATACAGATGCTAAGCGCTGGGATATGTTGGTAAATCCGTACTTCTTCTGTAAGAAATTGAACGCAGCTCAGCGTAAAGCCGTGTTTATTCATGAACTTTCTCACATCACACATAAGCATCCATTGCGCGTTCCGTTCATGAAGATCAGCGCTCGTAAGCGCATGCTCATGAACATCGCAGCTGATATGGCGATCAATCAATTCATTAAGGATCTTCCTGCTGGTTGCCCACAGTGTACTAAAGACGGTCAGCCTTGCCCCAATGAGCTTTGCCCAGGCCAGTGTATCGATGTAGCTCATTACCATGACGTAGATGAAAAGACTGGCACCAAGACTCCTTGGCAGACTGTTCAGACCATGGAACATTACTACGAGAAATTGATCAAGCGCTTTGAAGATCCAGAAGATGGCGATGGCGATGGCGAAGGTCAGGGCAATGCTGGTGGCGGAGCTGAGACTGGTGACCTTCCACAGACGATCGACGAACACATGTGGGATGGCGCTGGCGACGAAAAAGAGATGCTCGATGCTACTGAAGAGCTCGTAAAACGTGCAATGGTTAAAGCTCGTCTGTCATACGACGATCTCCCTGGTCACGTCAAAGATCTTCTTGAGGACATCAAGACTCGCCGTGCTGAGTTGAACTACAAAGCGTTGATCTTGATGGCGATGAAGAAACACGCCAACGGTCACAACCGCAAAGGCACGTGGATGCGCAAGAACAAGCGTCTGGGCTTCAAAGCTCCAGGCACTAAAGTAGGCGATCTGCCTAAGCTTGAGCTTCACCTCGATACGTCTGGTTCTATCAGCACTGAGGAGTTGAATGAATTCCTTGAGATCGTGGATCAGTTCTTGAAGGTTGGCGCACGAAAGTGTAACCTCTCGTTCTTCCACACTGATCTCTACGGACGTCAGCAGTACAAGATGGGCACGAAGATTGACAAATCTATGATTCAGTCTGGTGGTACAGATCTCACTAAGTCGCTTGAGGATGTATTTAAGCGCAAAGGTGATCTTAATATTTTTATTACCGATGGATGTTACAGTAAGGTTGACTGGGAGTCATGGCTTAGACCAGGTCAAAATCCTCCTCAAATACTATGGATTATCTCTAAGGGCGGAACAGAAGACCACCCAATGAAAAATTTGGGTGACACAGTAAAATGTCCTGATGGTAGTACAAGCCATAGAAAATAAACTGTTAATTTAATCGCCATATCTAGTATAATAGTTATATGAAAAATGGAGCTAAAGATCATACAGGTAAAAGATTTGGGCGTTTACTTACAATTAAGCGTCTTACAGGAAAAGAAAGTGGTTTGGACAAAACTGCTTATGAATGTAAATGCGATTGTGGTAATTCTCTTATTGTAAGAAGTTATGGACTAGTAACCGGTAATACCAAATCTTGTGGTTGTCTAAACTTAGAGAAGATACGTATAACACGCAATAAAAATCTCACTGGTCAAAAGCTTAATAGGCTTTTAGCATTAGAACGAATTCAACTCCCTAAAAGGGGAGTTGTTTATAGATGTTTGTGTGACTGTGGCAAAGAAACCACAATCAGAGCAGGTTCACTTACTTCAGGTAATGCTAAATCCTGTGGTTGTCTCAACTTAGAAAAAATCATAGCTCGTAACCATGACCCAGAACTTATCTTAAAAAGGGTCACTAACTGTTCTAATATCTATGAAGTTGAACATTGGAAGACACTAGATATTCTTAAATGTAAAGGAAAATGGGAGCGCAATGTAGTTAACTACTTAAATACTAATAAGGTAGATTTTGACTGGCAAGTTCCTTTTAATCTTTCTGATGGTCGAACTTATATAATTGACTTCTATGATAGAAGTAGAGACCACTACGTTGAGATAAAAGGTTGGTGGCAAGATGACGCCAAAGTTAAGTATGAATTACTTAAGCAAGACTATCCTTCTATCAATGTAGAAGTTTGGAGTTTAGAAGAACTAAAG